AAAGGCTTCGGTATCTGCCGATGCTCCATACCCTTACCTGTCTGGTTTGTGTTGGAGTTTGCTAAATGAAACTCAGCGTAAAAAGTTGGCTGAAATTGTAAATAAGATGGAGAATAAATAATGGAAGACTGGAAACTCGCATTAGCGGAAATTCAAAAGTCAATGAGAGAAGACTTTATCTCTCAAATCAAAACTAATGAAAAGGAAAATAACTAATGGTAAAAGTTGCTCTTGTAATCTCAACTCTAATTCTAGGTATCTTTGGTTTTGTAATCGCTGACGCTTATTCTTACACTGCTCTAATCAACGACCAAGAAAACTACAATGTTTTATCTGGTCAATGGTCGTTAGTCGCAACTCAGTTTGTAATTGGTTCAATAATTCTGGCGTTGGTGTTTGTAATTCAATCACGCAAAAAGTAAAAGTAAAAGTAAAAAGATTTTGGGTTAGCCCCCAAAATTTTTGCGCCCCGATTTTGTAACAATTCGTAACAATAGGCTAAAAAGGGGTGTTTTGCTACTAAAATGTCCTACCCCCCTGCTATACTGATAGTATCAAAAGAAATGAGAAATAAATGAGAATGAACCTAACCCCTCGTGAAAAGCAAATCCACAAGTGCGAACTCTGTGGCAGAAATGCTGACTTCGTTGCGATAATGAAAATCGCTGGCAACAAGTTTTTGTGTAACCGCTGTGTTCGCTAAAATGTCTGCCCCTACTGCTAAAATGGAAACACAAAAAGAAATGGAAAATAAAATGGAAAAGACTTTCACCGAAATCCAAAACGAGATTGAAGCGATTGTAAAAGCACAAAACCCTAATCGCCTAGACCTAACCTATGCGATACTTTGGGGGATTGCGGTTGCTCACCTAACCAAAGAGCAAATGGAAAAAATCCTAGAAAACAGAAAGGCTAACTAATGAGCGACTTTTGGACTATTCGGGAACAGGGTATCGGCAACGGATTTAGCGTTCTAAATCCTGCTGACGGATACCGCAAGGATAACCGCCTATGGTTTGGCAACTGCTCGGTTTGTAATGAACGAGTAACACACTCTAACCTAGTTGGAATTTGGGAACACACCGAGATTTTGGAACAGGCTAAAAACTACACCAAGTCAAGGCAGATTGGCTACTGCCCGAAAGTAGGGGGCTAACGCCCCTGAAATTTTCGGCGCACCGATTTATAACAACTTGATAACATCATCACAAGTAGCCTTGATAATGTCGGTGGTAGGGCTTATAATAGAACTATGAACAAGGGAGACCAAATGAACGAACTAGAAACCGAACTCTATGACCTTATGGCACAGGCAGAAGCCGAAGGCTTGAAGGGCAGTAGCACAGACGAAAACGCTGACCCTAGAATGGAACGCATTGGCAACATTCTTACCCTGCTAGAAGTTTTCCATTGGGAAGACTACAAGCGTATTGTAATTGCTAAGTTCAATGTCCCTGCTGACCACTTTGAAGACTAAGGAGAACCACATGGAGATTTTTCTCGCTATCAACCAGACTACTGGCTACATGGAAATGATTTTTGACAATGAGCCTGATGCTCTTGCCTGGACTAATGACCAGACTGCTAAAACTGGCGATGCCTATTCTATTGAGTGTGAAGACGCTTGCTAGAATTTTTGCGCCCCGAAATTTCGGGCGTGTCGTGCGGTTCAATGTCGGTGGTAGGGGTTATAATGGAAGTATCAAGAAAGGAAAACGAATGAAAACTATTTGCGTATTTTGTATGAATGTCTATTCTGCTGACGCTTATGCTTGCTACCCTTGTAAAGAATACAAAGGTATAATGCCACTAAACAAAGAAACACTAATCTATCTAGGCGAAGACCTAGACGAGTGGGCTGACTACCTAGACTAAATGTCGGTGGTTGCCTGTATAATAATAACCTAACAAGATAAGGAAAAACGAAATGGAAAACAGATACACTTTTAGCGGTTTCACTTTTGGAAACGACAAACTTTTTCAGTTGCTAATAAATGTAAAAAACTATTCTGCTATTGGAACTAGCACAAGCCTAGAACTAGGTTTGGAACTAACAGAGAGCGAACGCTTGGAACTAATCAAGGTTCTAATCAACGCTAACGATAACGAAAGTGAAGGTATCTAATAATGATGACCCGAAAAGACTATGTTGAAACTGCTCGCATTCTTGCTGGCGTTCGTGAGAGTATTCTCTCGCTAGGCGTGGAAGGTGAAGACATCTTCGCTAACCTTGTTGCTGACTTTGCTGAAATGTTTGAGAATGATAACGAGAGATTTCAGGCAGAGCGTTTTGATAACGCTTGCTGGGAAGAAGTAGAGAATGACTAATGGATTTATTTTTGTCGCTATTGGTTGCGTTCTTGTTATTGGTGCTTGGAGTATTTTTATCGCAATAGCGTTAGATAAATCTTTGGCAGAAGTCAAAAGACTAAAACAGGAACTAAAAGACCTAATCCCATTTTAGAAGTGGGGGGCGAAAGCCCTCCATTTTTTCGGCGCACCCAAATGTAACAGTTTGGTAACAATGGCTAAAAACACTATCTATCCTAACTAAAATGTCAGTGGTAGGGCTTATAATAGAACTATCAGCAGGAGAGAGAAAGAGCCTAGCAAATAATCCCGAAAGGGTGAGCCTAGCAAATAAATCTCTCTCCTAATGAGAAACTTCAAACTAAGAAAGGGCTACCAATGCCATTACCAAGAAATCCAAAAAACAGATACACCCTATTTGAATACTCAATGAACGGCAACCTAGTTGTGTCTGCCATTCACTACTACGACATTTTTACATTCTTAGCAGAACACCCTGACGCTAAGGTAAAGGCTACTAAGTAGTTATACACAGAGTTATTCACACCCTGTGGATAACTTTTCTGCGCCCCCGAAACCGTTATCATTCCGTTATCAAATGTTCTTGTATAATGTCAGTGGGTCTTGGTATACTTATTTTTATCAACCCCGAAGAAAGGCTACTATGCTACTATCAGAAGACACCCACGAGCCAAACGACTATGACAATGACGGCTATGCCCTAGCCTCTGCTGGTTTTGGAACTGACGAGGACTACGGCTACTACCCCGAAGACGACTGGGGAACAGTTGAGTCCGAACTATTTGGGGACTGCTAACGCAGCCCCAGATTTTTTGCGCCGCCCAGCCCAGGCGAAATCATTTACGAATAGTCTAAACTTTTTCCCCGATTTAAGAAGTCTAATTATTTTTTCCCAGATTCAATGTCGGTGGTAGGGTGTATAATCTAACTATGAAGAAAAGAAAGCCACCACTAAATAAGATTGCTCAGGCAACTCGCAACGCACACTCAGCGGAGTTATTCCGTTCTCTAATGCTGAACAAGCACTTAGTCATTACCCCTGAAACTCGCAAGGGTAGCCGTCAAGCAAACATTCGCAAGGCTATCAAGGAGAGTTACTAATGAACAAACCAACATCAACGTGTTGCAATGCAGAATACTTATGGCTAACCTGTGACGAATGCGATGAATCTGTGAACGATGGTGAAGGACACGACTTCGCCACCTGTTCTGAATGCGGTCAAGACGTAGACGACTAAAATGTCTGTGGCTCACGCTATAATGTAACTACCCTAAAGAAAGAGAAGAATGAACACTATCAACAAGCAAACCGTTTCTGTAACTACCGACTGCCTATGCGGTGAAGGCGATACCGATTACCTTACCGAATACTGCTCTGGCGAATGCTATGAATGGCAGAAGGAAGATGTCTTCGCACTACTAGGCGAATGGCAACTGCTAAACAATGTAGATGAAGACGACACTATCCGTATCAACGCTAGTAGTGTTGGTTGGCAAGGCAGGAGCGGATACAAGGACACCGACATTCTTGAACTTCACGGAGCGTTATCTCTAAATGGCGACTTCAAGATTGACTGGTATCTGGAAGGCAACGAACTAACCGCTAGGCGTTGGAGCCACGATGAACCTGTTGGCACTGGTATCTTCACCTTTGACATTCTAAAAGGTTGCGACAAGTGTGGAGACCTTATCCAAAAAGACATACACGCTGAAGAGTTGGGTATGTGTATTGAATGCTCTAACGCTTACTTCAATCACGAAGACGAAGAGTAACAAGATAGTCTGTCTGGCTTAGTGCCAGCAGATTTTTGCGCAGATTTTTGCTGCCACTATAAATGTCAGTGGCTACCTGTATAATAGACCTATAAAGAAAGAAGACTAATGCCCCTAATCCGTTCAAAAGATAGAAAAGTTGCTAACGCTGTAAATAAGGCTGGCAACCAAGCAAGTATGGCTAATGCGTTTGGTTTGCCTAGCGGTAAAGCATTCTCCTGCCCTGGAGCAACAAGTGTGTGTGAGACTATTTGTTATGCTGGCAGACTAGAAAAGGTGTTCAAGGGTATTCGTGATGTAATCACTAGCAACTATGAGCAACTACTAGCAACTGATAAGGCTGGTATGATTGCCCTACTTGACGAGATGATTACTGATTTTGTTGCTGAATGCGAAAAGCGTAATGCCGAAAAGTTATTCCGTATCCACTGGGACGGAGATTTCTTTAGTGAAGATTATACTTATGCGTGGCGTGAAGTAATCCTAATGAACCCTGATGTTCAGTTTTGGGCTTATACCAGAAGTGATTTTGCTGTGCCTATTCTTATTGACTTGCCTAATCTAGGTTTTTATTTCTCTGCCGATAGTGCTAACAAAACTTTAGCGTGGCAGTTGAAGAAGCAGTATGGTATCAAGTTAGCGTATCTTGCTAAAGATTTTGCTACTGGTAAAAGTGATTTCAATGAGCAACAGGATAAGTCTGCCGTTCCTTGCCCTGAAAATAACAAGAAGGTAAAAATGATTTCTACCGCTGGCTCTGCCTGTGTTGTTTGCTCTCAATGTATTTTTGCTCGCAATGACATTCTATTCTCTGCGAGTAAAAAGTGAGAGGATACTATGGAAAACTGTTTGTTCGTAACTGGAGTAATCGTAATCGGAATACTCATCGTCTTTCTCATCCAATAGGGTGAGAAATTCTGCGCAAAAAATCCAGGCAGGTATAATGTCGGTGGTAGGGGTTATAATAGAGTTACGAAAGAAAGAAGGAAACCCCCGAATGTTTGATAATGTAATCAACGAAGAAGCAATAGCAAAACTAACAGACGAACAGGCAGAAGCCTTACTCGCCATTCTAGAGAAAGCAGGATACTAATGGAAACCCTAGACATCTTAGTTGATGAAATGCGTAAGGCAGAGCAAGTAGTAAAAGACGAATACTCTTCTGGCTACTTTGACGGATTAGCAATGGCAGTATCTATTTTGGAAGGACTAACTGACTAATGATTGAATACGAAAACACTATTAAGGAAGACCTTATGTATTTCGCTGGCGATGGCAGTTACGGAGATGCTAGTGATTTGGTGATTGTCAATGTTCAAGAACTAGACGGACACTTTGGAGATTTCCTTGATGAAGTGAATGAATGGCAACGACCAGACTTTATGCGTTGGTACATAGATAATCAAGGTCACGACCAATACCCACACACCTATACTGCTTGCCAAGTTTGTGAACATTGGAACGAGGGCATGACCGAAGACGAGATTATAGAAATGCTAGACGCTGACGAGTAAAATGTCGGTGGTTGGTTGTATAATAGAACTACTAAGAAAGAGAGAGATAAATGGGAACTAGACACCTTATTACTGCCTTTGACGAACAAGGCGAACTAAAGATTGCTCAATACGGACAATGGGACGGCTACCCTTCGGGGCAGGGCGTTACTGTATTGGCTTGGTTGCGAATGACTACCAGAATAAACTATGACGGTAAACTACTTAGCCCTGTTCTAAATGGAATGAAGAGAACTAAGTTTGGAACTGATGAAGAGATTGAAAATCTTTACAGCAAGTATCCACAGATGAACTATGTTGGAACAGAAGACGAAGAGTATTTTAGTCTTCACTACCCTAACCTAACCAGAGATACAGGAGCAGACATTCTTGGAGTGGTTGCTTATTCTGTTGGTGATGTGTTGCTGGTAGACAACAGCGACTTTGCCAATGACGAACTGATGTGTGAAGGTATCTATTCTGTAAACTACCAGAGCGAATACTTCACTAGCATTTGGAGTGGAGTAACTGTTACATTCCCACTTAGAGAGTTGCCAACAAACGAAGAGTATGTTGAAGCGTTCAGGGTTGCTCTTGAAGAGAAACGGAAGGCTAGGGCTTAGGCTCTAGTTTTTTGCGCAAAAATCCAGGCTAAGATAAATGTCAGTGGTCCCCTGTATAATAGAACTATGAAAGATGAACAAGCAGAAGAAATCCTAGAAGCATTACAAGACTACTACGCAAATCCCCAAGACTACAGCATTACGGACTTGGAAGAAATTTTCCAAGATAGAGACCCATTCGAGTTTCTATAATGTCGGTGGTATCCCTTATAATAGAACTACACAAACAAGAAAGAAGAAAATGGAAAACGAAAACCAGACCCCAGAAATCCTAGAAATCACAGGCGACCTAGTAGCAGTATCAAGCGAACACCCTGTATTGCTACACTACAAAAAGCAGATTGAAGACTTACAGGCACAGGTAGAGCGAACCAATACTCTCGTTGCCGATAAAGACGCTACTATCTACCGCTTGCGTGATAAGTATCGCACAGCAGAATACAAGTTAGAAGAAGTCCTAAAAGGCTTGCTTGATGATGAAGAGATTGAGTTAGAACACGCTAAGACCATTGCGGAAATCTTTGACGGCATTACACTAACTAAGCAGATTACCATTCAATACGACATTACTGCTACCGCCACTTTGGAAGTGCCTTATGGTGCTGACGCTGATGATGTTGCGAGTTCTTGTTATGTTGAGCGTGTTGAGTTCTACACCGACTTTGAAGATGCCGAAGTCTTGGAGAGCGAACACGACACTAATGATTGGCGTGATGTGTCTTAGAGTTCCCTTTCTTTCTCTAAGACTAACCTGAGCAAGTTATAAAACTGCTCACCTTTACAAGCCAGTAGCGATTGTCTGCAGATGTGTCGGCTCTGGTTCTCTGTGTGGAGATTCACACGGCGTTGGTAGTGAGGGCGATAGTTGCGAGACTACGCTGAAACACGAAAAACTACCGCTTCAAATTTCTGCGCCCCGAAATGTTACAGTTGTGTTACGAAATGGCATTTGCTATTTACAATGTCCGTGGCTACCTGTATAATAGATACATACAGCAAGACAGCAATAAGAAGCAAGACAAAAATCATTTACGAAGTGGAAAAAAATTTCCCAGAAAATGCTTGACTTATGAGTTGTCTTCCTGTATAATAGAAGTATCAACAAAAGTTGGTATAAAACAGCAACACAACCCTTCGGGAGAAAAGAGATACAAATGCCAGAAATCAAGGTAGGCGACCGCTACGAGACCAAGACTAACAAGTTTGTTGGTGTCGTTCAGGAAATCGCACAGAACAAGAACGGCTCATTCCGTGTTCGTTTGGACATTGACGGAAAAGCACACTGGACTTCGGCTCAGGGAACTGTCCTAGCCTAAATCTTATAAGGCAGACCTGAGTATGTCTGGCAAAATAACTGCTCACCCCAAAAACTAAATGTCGGTGGTCTCCGCTATAATAGACCTTGTAAGAAACAAAACCCTACTAACAAAGAAAAGAGATAACTATGGCAAGAGCCATTTCAGTAAAAATCCCAACAGGCAAAGTCATTGAGATGATTGAGCAGAAGATTACTCAAATCAACGAAGACATTGCTACCTACCCTGCTCGCAAGGCACAATACAAGGCAGACCTAGAAGCCTACACCCAATCGGTTGTTCGTCTTCTAACTGACCTGCTAAACACTCGGGGAACTGAGTTGCTTTCTAACGAAGACAGCAACGAGAACATTCGTGTTAGCACCAACTACAACAACTCTGTGGAAATCACAATCGGTAGAGAACTAACTGCCGAGTTGGTAAAGCCAAAAGAGCCAGAGAACCCAGAGCCAAACGGCTACTATGGTCGTGTCTATGGTTCTAAAAAGGCAGAGTTGGAAAAGACACTCAAACTACTTCGTATGAGTGAGCAGGAAACAATCACTTCGTCTGCTTACAACAGCGTTTTGGAACTGCTGTAAAACCATAGGCTTACGCCTAAACACCTGAGCAAGTGTCTAAACTGCTTCCTGAATTGGGGTAGCGACTAGACAGGTAAAATAATTTCGCTAATCTTCCTGTCTTCGGGCAGGGAGATTTTTTGCGCAAAAATCCTGCGCCCCGATTTATAACAGTTTAGTTACGAACCCTATTTATTTTTGCCTAGACTATTTACAATGTCGGTGGGTAGGTGTATAATAGGACTATCAACAAAAAACTACTAATGAAAGGTGTGTCTTATGGCTCACGAACTAGAAATAAATAACGAAACAGGCGAAGCGTCTTTTGCTTCTCTACGCCAACCTGCTTGGCACAAACTCGGCACTGTGTTTGAAGAAGAAGTAAATACCGCAGAAATGCTAAAACTGGCAAAACTAGACGGCTGGAATGTTCGTCTTGAAGATGTCGCAATCCCTACTGGTTTTGAGAGCGACAAGTCTTACTCGTTCGTATCTCGCACCAATCCATTCAACGCAGACCAGACAGACATTCTTGGTGTCGTTGGTGAGCGTTATGTTCCATTACAGAATGAAGACTTGTTCTCGTTTGGTGATAACCTGCTAGACGGCGGTGGTCGCTGGGAGACTGCTGGCTCTATCAAGGGTGGTCGTCAAGTGTTCGGCTCTATCGCATTGCGAGACGGCATTACACTAGACCCTAATGGTCGTGCCGATAAGATTGATAACTATCTTCTAATCAACACTTCTCACGACGGCTCTATCGCTATTCAGGCAAGTATCACGCCTGTTCGTGTTGTGTGTGCTAACACTCTCAACCTTGCTCTATCTTCATTCAAGGGTAAGTCTGCTTCTAAGCAGTCATTCAAAATCCGCCACACTTCAACTGCCGAAGGTAAAATCGCAGTTGCTCGTGAAGCGTTAGGTTTGGCTTCTAAGTATCTTGATGAGTTTTCTGTTATGGCTAACGCTATGATTGAAAAGGAAATCACTAAGGCTGACTTTGATAAGATTGTCGCTCTTGCTTACCCTGCCCCTGAAAAAGACAGCAAGGGTTCATTCAAGAAACACGACAGCAAAGTTGATTTGCTAAACGCCATTTATGTCGGTCAATACAACGACACCATTTCGGGAACTGCTTGGGGAGCATACAACGCTCTAACCGAACGCCTAGACTGGTATCGCTCGGCTCGTGGTGGTTCAAACGAGAGCATTTACGCAAGTGCTTCTGGCTTTGACCCTGTGATGAACGCAGAGAAGAACCGCCTAATGAAGATTGTTCAATCAGTCGTAATGGCTTAGTCCATTCCAAATAATCCTGAGTAAGATTTCAAACTGCTCACTTGCTCCCATAGTTTAGTGGTTAGAACGCCAGGTTTTCATCCTGGTGGCGAGAGTTCGATTCTCTCTGGGAGTGCCAAATTTTTGCGCAAATTTTCGCCATCATTAATAGCCATGCTAACTATAATAATCTAATTACGAACACCAAAATCTTTTCCCCGAAATTGCCTATTTACAATGTCGTAGGTATCCTGTATAATAGATACTATAACCCAAGAGAAAGAGATACAATGACAGACTATCCTGACCGCTATTCACTACGCACCAAAGGCACTATCGTTCACTTGATAGATGTTGAGAAGGCTACTGCTCTAATCAAACAGCGTTTCAACAATCAAGACGCAGACATTACCGCCGAAAGAATGGCAATCGTAAATGGCAAGAATGGTCTTGCTACTGTTCTTGACGAAGGCGTTGGCTGGTTCGCAGACAAGGACGGCAAGTTGCCTATTAACTATTGGGGCAAGAATGGAAACAACGGCTACCTAGACATCACCGTTGAAGAGTTGTATCCACTAATCAGTGATGAAACTATTGACCTTGCTGACCATGTTCGTATCTTTGGCGACCGCCTAGAAACAAACCTATCCACTTGGCAATACTACGCCAAAGGCTATCCACAGGACAAGATGTCGGTGGTTCCTGCTACAATGGTATCCTAACAGAAAGAGACAAACCCTATGAAAAAATACTATGTAAAAGTCCAAGTCAATTATGACGGAGACATTGAAGCAAACTCACCAGAAGAAGCCGAAGAACTTGCTTGGCATTCTTATTATGGCGACAACGCTACTCTAATCTACGACAGCGTTGAGAGCATTGATGTAGAAGAGTATGACCACTGCGAAGAGTGCGACAATCCAGAAGACGAATGCGAATGCGAAGAAGAAGAGAGTGAAGACGAATGACCCAACTTGAAAGCCTAAAAGCAGAACGCAAAGCCATTGAAAACGATTTCAAGAAGTTTGATGGCAGACTAAATGATTGGACGCACGACCTTTTGTTGAGCCGTATGGAAATGCTAGATAGTATGATTAGCATTGAAGAATACAATGCCTAAAAAGGAGAAATGTGAACACACTTTCATTTGTGATTATTGCATCAATTGTGGTGCTTATTATATTTCTTATGCAGTAAAGGAGCAGCAATGACTAGAACATTTAGAGCACAGATTACATGGGACTTTGAGTTTGAGGAAGATGGCTACACCGAGAGTGAGCGTGAGTATCTTGAAGAACAACTTGACGAAGGAGAGACCCTTGAACCACGCACGGAAGAGCAAATGATAAACTATGCTCATAGTGAACTACTGGATGCATTGTATAACAGTATAAAGTACAATGACCTTTATCAAATGATAGATGTAGTGGAAGTAAATGAAAAGTAATAAAGAAACTATCTTGGAACTCATTGATTCATTCATGGAGATTCCAGATGTGGACAGCCTTCCTACAACGACTATTCTAAATTTGTTGAGGCTAAGAATTGTTGACCCTTACTTCTTTCAGGAGTAGGGCTTCAATTTCTGCGCCGCAAAACATTATGTCAAGTAACCATGCTAAACATCAGAACCCGATTACGAAGAGGTAAAAATTTCCCCAGGTTTTGGGTATTTACAATGTCAGTGGTATCGGTTATAATAGGTACATGACAATAAAATATGTAGAAAAATCAACAAGAGTATCTGATGTATCGTACTGGGATGAATTGTATCATTCTGATGTGGCTACCGTTTACGAAGCCTCTAACTACCGTGACTACTACCGAGTAAAGACTAGTAAGACTACTAAGTATTTCAAAGGTGAGAGTGCTTGGTCTGCCGTGCAACGCTATGTTGTAGACGCAGGTGACTTTGGTGGCTGGGGTATCTTCCGATGAACATCAATCCTAAAGCAATTAGTGATACAACTATCCCTATCCACGACTTAGTACATGGTGAGTTGAAGAGCCTTATACTTGCAGCAGAAGAGCAAGTGGAAGCGTCGGATGAAGACCTTGCTAACTATTGGAATGGAAGGTTAGACGCATATGCTGAATTATATAAACTAATATATGATTTGATATTTATGCGAGAAGACCTTGACAAACAGTAACCCATACTGTATAATTGATATATAACCCTTAGAGAAAGAGAATCAATGGCAACATTTGATGTAACCCTATCCTTTCACTTTGATACCGAGTATCAGGTAGAAGCAGATAGTTATGAAGAAGCAGAAGAAAAAGCAATGGCAATGGGTCAAGAGTGGAAACCTTATTCATCTGAATTAGGATATACTCACGACTGGTATTCAGTAGACATTGAAAACTGTTTTACTAACGATGAGTTGGATGAAGATGAGTGAGTGCGACTGCGAGAAGGTTGTTTGTCCTAAACATCATGGAGCATTTGATTGCACACCCTTCTGTGACATTTGTGAAGGTAACACAGAATACTGCACTACCCACGATGAATGGGAAGCAGAACAAGCAAAGACTTATCTAGCACAGTATGGAGAAACATATGAGTGATTTCGTTACTGAAAAAGAATTCGATGATGCCATAGACCTTCTATATTCATTCGTTGATAAGTTTGTTAATGATGATTCAGAAGACTTCTCTATGCAACTAACAGAACTAACTAATCTAGCATACATGCAGGGATGGCATAAAGCCATTGACATGGTATTAGATGTCAGTGGTAACATGTATAATGGATTCGATAGCCCAACCCTACAAGAACTGGAGCAACGCATTGTCTAGTATGACTAACGAACAGTGGGAGAAAACCTATCTCCCTATTACAAATCCTATTACAGATGAAGGCATTTCATTTGAGACCTACGGTGAAGAAGTTGAGTACGTCGCTTCACATGACGAGCATAACGTATGGACAGAACTAGACGGAGACAATGGTGTATACATTGTCAATGGGTTCCACTATGTGAATCGTATCCAGTACTACGTTACAGAAGTACCGTGGACCGAAGACGTTGAGATTGTAGTCTGTGAGTACATCGACTGCGATTGCTACGACGGTGAAGTGGACCCTAAGAACAACTGCGACGAATGCGGTGGCACTGGAACTAAGACTGTGTGGGGTGACTAATGGTAAGAGAATGGAATGAGAACATGCAAAAAGACTGGGACCTTAACATCTTCTTTAGAGAAGAGTGGGATGAAGAGAACGGCACTACATGGGATAACGTTATAACTATCAATCCTATTGTATATACATGGGACGGCGACCGCTCTGACAACTGGTACACTGACATCTTGTACACTACCACGTTTGCAGAGGCACGGTATCTGAGGAGCCAGTATCCAGAGAACGAGTACGGTATGGACTGGACAGATAGCCTACAGGGCTTCCTAGAGATTGCTCCGCCTAGGTTGAAGTCATTGCTTGGGACCCTGCCTGGTGCGGATGAGACTGATGAGATTAATAGACTTGGTGGGTTGAGAGCACTCCCTACCAATGACGGATAGGTTAGGGGTTTCCGAGTCCGTCACCGTGGGGAAGGTAGGTAGATTGCTACTTGCTTTCCCCACAACATTTTGGTATAATAGAACATAAGAGAATAGAGAAAAGTGAAGAAGAGTAATGAAGAAAAATTTGCCACAGTTGTAAGTAATCTAATTAGTGATTTGAGATTTGACTTAGACTTAGCAGGAAAGTATTTGGCTTGGTATTTACCGAATGTCGCATTCAGGCGATTTATGGAGATAGCAGAAACAGCCAAAGAAGAACGAGAAGGAAAGAAACATGAGCGAGACAACATTAGAGAGTAAGGCAGACATTCTGTCAGAACTATGGTTAGGCTATAAGAACGACGACAACTTTGAAGATTTCTTTGCCTACAATGACCTAGGGCTACCACTAGCCTATGCTGTAGCAAATGGCATAGTGAAGGGAACAGAGGTGTCTACTAAGTTTATCAATGAAACCTTTATGTTGCTCCTAGCCAGCCTAGAAGTAGAAGACGAAGGGTTCAGCACACTTGACGACATATTCATTTCAGCACCACGTTAAATGTCGGTGGTAGGGAGTATAATAGAACTATGGACAAAATAACATACGAAGTATCACGCTCACTAATCGAACACAACTACGACATTGTTCTCACAGACGAGCAATGGCAGGAAGTCAGCGACACCCTGTATAACGCATTAGATAGTTATACTTGGCTTGACTTGCCTAGCATAATCAAAGACCTTGATTAGATAAAGAGATATGCCTCTGCCTGGTGCAGGGGTGTATTTTTTTTGCGCAGAAAATTTATAACAATCCCATAACGCCTATTGACAAATTTGAAAAAATGTGATAGACAAATCCCAAATAGGATATTTAACTATGTAACTATATTACGAAGGGGCATATTTTTTCCTGGAACTTTTATGTTTATTTTATTTAACATATCCAGACATTACGAACCAAAAAATTTTTTTCCCGAAAGTTTGTTTATATATATAAAGATAGATAGACATTACGAAGGACCTAAATTTTTCCTGGAATATTTAAATGTCAGAGGTATGTGGTATATGTATTACTAGGGGTATTACGAACACTTCTTTATATACCCCGAAGGGCTGGCGGTAGCCAGGGTATTACGAAGCCTATGATTATTTCCCCTAGTAGTATATATAACACATGTCTTGATATGGGATTACGAACGTGTATATATTTTCCATATTTTTATATATATTTATTGATAATTATTCTCATTAACATATATAAATGTTTATTTTATTTAATAAAACATTACATTTTTATAACGAATTTGTGGCTATGGGAATATCACAATTTTATAACGATATGGGTATTTGGGGAAATGATTACGAAGCCTATTAGTGATTTGCTCCATTACACACTATCTTATTTAAAATCCTTATCCTTAATGAAAACCATTATCATCAGTAAGATTAATCTGTGGATAAACCTGTGGATAACTGTGTAAAAATCCAGGGTATCAGAAGGAAATGGCTATCCCAAATAGGTGTTTTGGGGTGTTAGCCTTTATCCCCCATATGCGTTTCTCTCTAATCAGAGATATGCTGTAAGGCTTAGGAGAGGATATAAGGTCATATCTCTTGAAGTGTATTTGCATTAGGTGTATTCTTTCTACTAGGGATTACGAAGCATCTTTTGTATGCCCCGAAAATTTTGTTAATAAACTGAGTTTGTTATTAGAGCAACGAGTTCGTGATAGGTAGACTCTGATATGTAGTTCATTGTGCCATAGTCATGTAGCAGTGCTATGATACGTTCACGTTCTTTATCTATATTAATGTTTACGAACTCATCAATAGCCCTCACATCTTCTTTAGTGAATGTGCTATCAAGTACAAGCATCTTGTTCTCTATTTTAATCATCTATACCCCCTGAGAAGTTCTAGGATATCCATCATAAATACATATCTTGTGTGTGATGCTTCATCATCCCAAGAGACATCCTTTTCCAACTCTAAACCTTTGTTAGAAAGAATATTGAGAATACGCTCACGCTCTTCCTTGACACCAGTTCTATAAGCATTGTCAATTGCACTTAGAATGTTTAGTCCTTCATCATGTATCATTCTGCATTACCTATATCTCTGAAACGCTTTGGTGGATGTTGTTCATCTCCACCTGGAGTCCATAGCACGTCATTCTCATTGTAGAATCTAGCCATTACGAAGAACAAGTCTGATAGCCTATTTAGGTATTGTGCTACTAGAGGATTTACTTCTCGTCCAGTTACATTCCATACCCTGCGTTCTGCTCTTCGAACAATTGTTCTAGCAACATGGAACAAGGCAGAAGTCTGGTTGCCTCCAGGCATTACGAACGACCTTAAAGGTTCCAGAGTTGAGTTGTATAAGTCTATATCTTTCTCAAGACGACTAACCATATACTCAGTGATTCTGAGTCTACCATCATTAGGAGCATATGGAGTACATAGGTCTGCACCTACATCAAATAGTTCATTTTGAATTCTATCAAGAATGTTCTTTCCATTATCCCCAAATGTGCCGAAAGCCATAATCATTCCAATAGCAGCGTTTGCTTCATCTACTGTAGAATATGCTTCAATTAGTGGGTCAGTCTTAGATACCCTGGAATTATCTCCCAAAGCAGTTGTTCCATTATCACCAGTCTTGGTGTATATTTTACTTAAGATTACCATACTTGCCTTTCAATAGCGATATTGCACCTCTAAGGTTGACACCACTCTTATCGTGTAACATTTCTTCTAGGATGTGAATGATACGCTCTCTCTCACGCTGTTCACCAACCTGTATCCAATGTCTCTTTACGACATTAAATTTTGCTCGTTCTATGAATCCCATCCTACTACCTCTTTCTCTGGCTCATGGTTTTTAATTGCTTCAATAATTTCTTTACGAGTGTATGGGTCTTCTTTCAACCAATCCACATCGTGTATATATCTATTAACTTTATCAATGATTTGTTTGTGTTGCTCGTCCATACCTGCTTCGAAGCCATGCTCCCAACCAAGGTCATAACCTTGCTGTACTAGACGCAAACGCCATTTAAATATCTTAGGCAACTGCATAATTCTCCTCGTGTGCAACCCAGTAATACTTGCATGGTTCTTTACGATTAGGGCAACAAGGCTGGTTATCTCCATCGCTCAATGCACTATAGAACTCAAAGTAATAAATTGGGTCTTTCTTGTATAGGTTTGCTTTGTGTGTAGCATTAACCTTAGCCATCTTAACAGAATCATTAAACCACTCAGGGTCATTAAGACCCCAATACTTACCCTCGGACTTATACAAAGCCTTAAGGTTCTCTAGGTTCTTGTCTGTCTTAATACCACGCTCGTCTGCTTCGCCTACCATAGACATAATGTAATTCCATAGCACTGCTTCACTACCACGCCACATCTTCACGGCTGGATGGTTACGCCACCCTGCTCGTGGGTCTGGGTTGCCTAGGACTTTTAGAATCTGGTAGCCTTCTAGGATTTGCTTGTTAAGACGCTTGTTGTCTAGTGCTTGTGCAGACATAGTAAAGTCTTTATATGGTAAAAAGGTTTGCATACGTTCTCTCTCGTTTAATGGACCTATAGTCAATTATACAGTAAATTCGCTTGCTTGTCAAGCGTTGAACTCTATATTTACCGCCGAACTTTCAACCAATTCACGCAGAACTTTATACTGTATAAATCCGAGGTTGCTTCGCTTCTGCTCCGCTTCCAGGATTGCGAACAATCTCTCTCGTTCGTTCATAATACCAATAAGGTATGAGGTAAGGTCAGTGACCCCCTGTGCATCTAAATCTTTTAATTTTCCCATGTATCTAGTATAAGGCACACAAAGGTCTTTGTCAAGTGCTATAATAGAAATATGACAGACAAATATCGCTACATTATTTACCCTGAACGCACCTACGTTGTGGATGTCGATGGGGATTCCGTTGAAGTCCAGGGACAGGACATTGTTAATATTATTCCTGATATGCTTCGCAAGAAGTACATTGAGGCTTACTTTGGATACGAGAGTATCTCATTTGACAATACACAGGAAGGTTTGGTAGAATAGTATGGCTGCAAAAAAGGCATCAACACGCAACAGCAATCGTCAGAACGGTAAGGCTTCTAAGAAGTCACCGAAGATTTTTGACCCTGCAAAGCGTAGATTAGTAAAGGTTAGTTAAATGGATAGAAAGACTCGTAGAAACAACGAGCGTGTTATTAGTACAATCAAAAAGAAGGCTGTTAAGGATACCGAGACTTGGATTCTTAGCCTATCGTCACCACCCACAAAATCTGAAGTCCTTGCATTCCAGGCTGGATATGTTTATGGCATGAACCGTGGGACAAGCAATGCATGAGTTTAAAAATCCTTATTACGAAGGACCAGATTGTGTTTGTTGCAATCACCTTAAAGAGGATGTAGTAAAGAGCATTGTTGCAATGCTGAGAGAACAAGACTCAGTTTGTTCAGACTGGGTTATAGCACTTATAGAAAAGGATTACGAATAGTATGTGGGAAATTATTAATATAGCAATGGTAGTTGTTGGAATAGCATTGCTAATGCTTGTATCATGGGCAGTAGACAAAGACAAGAAGAGCAAGTCGGAAGACTGGTTCACCCTAGACGACGACGACTTTTAATGCATAAGTGTGGCTGGTGTATAACTGGGCATCACGAATCCTGTAAGCCTTCAGTTAGTTATTATGAGAAAACTTGGGTGTGTGAATGTCCTTGTCGTACTCAGGCTCATTCTGAGGATACTGTTCAAGACAGTCATAGCAAAAGTGAGTAGGCTTGAAATCAAATGGTTTAGGAATACCACCTAAAACAATTTCATCATTCTTAGCCTTTTCAATCATTTCCATAGTTGGAAATCCATAAACGACATCTACCATTGGGTAGGAACAAAGTGGACAATTCATACTACTATTATACACTACATGCTTTACAATGTCCATGGTCTCTGGTATAATAGGTATATGATTATTACAGACATTGACGATACCGTTTTAGAACACATGAGTTCTACCCCGATTAAAAAGACCATTGATTATATTAATTCACTTAATACTAAGGTGATTGTAATTAGTGGAAGAAGCCGAAGCATGAGAGCAGAGACAGAGAAGGCTCTCAAAGAGGCTGGACTAAAGTATAGTAGTCTTCTTCTTAATCCTTATGACTATAGACTTACCAATAAGTGGAAGGCTGAGTGTGCTGAGAAACTTAGTGACGCTACCCTCGCTATCGACGACAATGCAGGAGCCAGGTCTGCCTACACAAAGGCTGGTATTAAGGCTATTCATCCTAACGAAGTTCCAGACATGGAAAAGTTCTGGTCTGTCTTTGAATCTAACAGCGGATACTAAATAGTACTTATAATTAAGTATGGAAGACATTCAGGATATTGAAACCAGAGTAGACCAACTCTACAGCAAGATTGATGATATCAATGCTGAGTTGTATTCTCTTGGTGGCGAGGAAGAAAGATTCGAAATATTCGAAAGACTTCGTGAATTGATTTCACAAAAAGAACAAGAAAATGATTTGATTGCTGCAGCCGTGCTTGGCTGGGCTTATGAAGAATTAGCCAACGTTTAGTCGTGGTTAGTTTTTTGTTTTACTAAAGCCAACATTCTTTCTGGAGTTTTTGCAGAATAGTATAGCCAGTAAAGTTCTATGTTCTTCATTTGATTATGATTAAAGCCAGGGTCGTGTATCTGTGTTTGATGTCCAAGACAATAGATGGTTCCATCATGTCTAATAAACTTACTACCCTTAATGATTGTGTGTGCTAATTCAAATGCTGAATCTTCTGCTCCCCATTGCTTAAACTTTTCATCCATACCGCCAACACTCCACCAGGTTTCTGGTGTGCATACCCAGACTCCACCGTTGGCTTCTGTAAACAACGTATGCTTTAGAATGTTCATATTACTACCAGAATAAATTGACTCACTCATTTGCATATCAAAATATTTACAAAGTCTATAAGGATTATGAATCATTCCATCTGTTTGGCATTGCTCTATGGCTTCTAGTAAAGGCTTAATTTCTGGTAGTGTATCTGCGTCATTAAGTATAATAACGTCACAGTGAGCCTCCTGTGCCCTCTTTACACCATCATTACGACTGGCAGCAGCGTTCCAGAATTCCCCTGGTCTATCTGTATAAAATATTTCAACGTCTGGTAAGTTGGTTTGATACCATTGAAGAACCATTTCTAATGGTCTTATTCTGCTTGGAGTTTGTCTCCATGGAATTATCAATCCTATTTTCATATGTCCCCCTGACAGGATTCGAACCTGCATTCACATCCGTTATGCACATATTGGGTAGAAACCAACGCCACTACAGAGGGTTGCATTAACTTCTCACTAACTTAAGTATATCATCTGAATTGGTGATAGTTAAATAGTATTTATATAAATTAAAATTGTTCATAAGGTCTTTGTCTGGATTTTGCAACACCTGACTTCTTTCGTGGTCAAAGGCGTGTATTACCCCTGTATGTTTTACTAATGGTATATTGTGCACTAGAGTGTGAACGTATTCAAAGGCTGTGTCTTCATACCCCCACTTTACGAACTTCTGGTCCATGCCACCGAGCATCCACCAAGAAGATGGCTTGAAGACCCAGATACCAGCGTTAGAATCACGCTCAACTCTAAATGCACAGTTCATCAAGGAGCCAGACTCAAAGTATTGGTTGGTGCTTTGTAATGGATAGAAACGATACTCTGTGTATGGATTGTGAATAAAATTATCAGACATTGCGGACTCAATTGTTTTACGAAGAGTCTCTGTTCCTTCTGGGATTGTATCTGCATCATTCATAATAATGACATCTGCACCATTACCCTCTGCGAGTTTTACCCCCAGATTTCTAGTATGTGATGGTAGCCACTCAACTTCTGAATAAGTTAGCGACACCACGGTTGCTTCTGGTAAATTTTTTTCGTACCAGGCTTTAACCGTTTCATAAGCCCTGAGCCTACTGTCTTGATGTTTCCAAGGTATGACTACATAAATCTTTGGTTTATCCATACTTGGTCCTCCACTAAAGGTCCCCACTCATAAGAGCGATGTACGCAGATAAAGTTATTCTTATTCATATAAGTAGCAATGTCCATGTGGTTCTTATGCCCAGGGTGTCTATCAAATGTTTCTGTTTCAATGTGCAACATCTTAGCACTATAAAGAGCATCCCCCATGCCCATTAAAACTTCCCAACTAAATCCCTCAACGTCAATCTTAATTATATCAATTGTGATTCCTGACTTATCTTCTTTTTCTAGAAAGGAATCAAAGCGTGTCATTGGAGTCATAATCTTATTATATTCAACATTTTGAAACTTCTGAACAGTCTCCATTGAAGAACATCCAGCCTCGTCAATGTTTGATGATACTACTTGTGTAAATGATACTTGACCATTGAAGTCACCGACGGCAGACTCAACTACGTTAAAGTTAGGATAGCGTTTCCTTGTTTCTTTTACTGCTAGTGGGTTGGCATCAAAGGCGTAGATTTCTTTACCGTTTAATTTTTCACGAAAGTATTCTGCATCGTCACCATCTCTAGTTCCAATATCAAAAATAGTATTGGCAGTGTCGCCAAAATATTTTCTATATGCATCTACGGCTGGCTCTAGCCATTTATTCTGCAATATCTTCATCCTCCAGGATTGCTAGTACGCTTGCACTAAACAATGACATGTAGTCTTCGCCATCGTGCTTAAATTTTACAGTGTTGTTTGGATTAAACATAATCTTGTCTCCAACCTTTACGTCCATTGGTACACGAACGCCACTCTTTAGTTGTCTGCCTTCTCCTACAGCAAATGCAACTCCAATATTCTTTGGTTGCTCAAACTCGTTCTGAATAATAAACAGACCACTAGAAGATTGCTCTGGCTCTGTACTCTTCTTTTCTATCTTAATAATGATGATGTCTTCTGGTGCTTTAATCATTACTTCTCCCAAGTCTCGTCAATCACTAGCAATGCAATTAGTGCATAGTTTGCCATGTCAATGAATGAATCACGAAGGCTCTCGTGCTCTGGGTCAACGCCCGAATCAACCAAGTGATTGATACGAGCCAACTTGTCGTGCATACGAACACGCAAACCATTTAGAGGACCGCCTGGACTGCCAGAGATATTCTTTGGTCCGTAGTCCTTGTGCTTGCTTACCAGAAGCGTCTCCGCTTCCTTAAAAACCTTTGATACTGATTGTGTAAATTCTTTACTTAGTTCCATTAGTACTCCTTGTGTTCTACTCCGTGCTTGCTGTCCACATACTTGTGAATCTTGCGAAGCGTTCTAGCCTTTGTGAATCCGTATACGATTACTGCGAATACAGCATTCCAAAAGAATTCTGCAATGATGTGGTCAAGTCCAAAGACTACATCAAATAGTTCGTGTTCCATTAGTGCTCCTCACAATGCATGATTGCATCGTTCTCTGTTTGATAGTTGTCCCAACAATTAGTTGGGGTTAGTGTTATTGTAAATACAATTATACCAATAAGACCTAGTATTGTCAATATGGTTAGTTTAGAATTCTTCGTCATTTATAAGCCATTCTAATATGTGTGGGTTGTCTTTTAACACCCCTAAAAGATTGTTTTCATAAAGACCAATAAAGTAATGTTCCCAGGAATCAAAATCGTCTTTCTTCCTAGGCTTTGGCAGTAGGTCATTGTTAAAACGAATAGCGTGAAGAATCTCGTGTAGAAGAGTTACCTGCTTTTTGCTTGTTGCAATGTCTGAGTCAAGCACAATAATATTTCCATTATCCAGTGTGTATCCATAACTGCCATCATTCAGCATACCGTCAGTTTGTTTTGAACGTTCTTCGACAACGTAGTTTTGTGCACCAATTTTGATAATCATTATGCTCCTATAATTGTTTTGACTAATAAGATAACTGTGTTTAAGAACAGTATAAAGACTGTCCATTTAGGTAGGTACATAGTTTCCTTTGTTTGATATCTCTATTTTACAGCAAAAGGCTGTGTTTGTCAAGACCTATTTGCCTCTAAGTGTGCCTAGTTTGTGTCCAACTAGTGTGTCTGTTGGCTTACCGTCACGGTATACCCTAATGACTGCAGCAGGAGCATCTGGTGTTCCTGTTACTGTAAAGTCTGAGTTAGGTACGTTGTACTTACCATCTCTAATAATTCTAACAATCTTACCTGTTGCTGTACCGCCAGAAGAATTCCAGGAGACCATGCTACCAACACCCACAGCCTTAGACAGTTGTCCTTGGTCTGAATAATCTTTACCAAAATCAGCAAACAATGCTTTGTCTGCTTCTCTAGTTGCAATGCCACGACTCCAAGAGAATCCAGCGTCACCGCCCCAAGCGTCCCACATAATTCTACCGTTGCTTGGGTTGCTTGTATTGTTAAAGTCCTTACCCTTTTTGTCTACCTCGTGGCGTGAGAAGAATGAGTACATACGCTTTACAACGCTTAGTGACATTGAGCGACCTGCCACAATGTCTCTTGCTCTACCCCAGCCAACCGCAGTTCCTGCACCTGTAGCCTTGCCTTCTTCTTTCCAGCGGATAGCACGAGCAGCAGCAGACTTCATACCAGCAGTTGGACTGTAGCCTTCTGCCTTTTCTACGCCCTCGTACTCCATCTCGTCTTCGTCTTCCATGTGATGGTCTTCCAAAGACTCAAGTTTCTCTGCGTCCTGATACATCATGCCGATGCTGTATGCAGTTGGTTCCCAGACACCATCTTCTTCTTCGTAAACTCTAACAGCCATTGCTGGATTCTCTGGTGGCATTGACTGAATGGCATACTCTGTTCCAGGAACACCGTAGACACCACCCTCAGTCATAATGTGCTCTACCATTCCGTGGACCATTCCCTCTGTGGTCATGCCCATTACATAATCGCCTTCAACAATTTTGTCTGCCTTATACATGGCACTGATTGATGTTCCCCCAGATGATACAGCACCAGAAGAGTCTCCACCATTGCCACCCTGCAACTTAGGCTTACGAAGTTTAACTTTCTTTCCCCCACGCATAGAGGTTGGAGTCTTCACACCAACGTTTGGGTATTTTGGATTTGCCGTTGACGATGGATTAACACTGTTAGGACCATCAGCCTTGTCTGCTTCTGCGGCATAAAGAGCCTGAACCTGTGCGGTCGCTTCTGCTTCCGTCTTGTGGCAGCCCATGACTTCGCCGCCTTCTTTTACTACTGGATACCCTGAGCATCCGTTTGAACCTAGTGAACCTACTGCGTATGGCATTAGTCTTCCATCTCCACTTCTGTTTCTGGCTCTTCCATGCTTGCACGGAGTTGCCAGCAAAACTTTTGTGATGCAGTCTGGCGGTCAGCAAAGAAGTTTGCTAGTCCATACTGCTTGGCTTCATTAGCCAGGTCGCTTGCTACGACCAAGGCTTCAATGTGTAATTCAATTGACTCGTAGAGGTCAGCAACCATTGGCTCTGGCTCTCCAACAATGATTGGCTCTGATACAGTTGACATGTCAAAGAAGTCTGTTAGTCTGTATGGGGCATAAGCCTTGAGCATACGAAGCCACTCTGCGTATTCGTCTGTAGCCTCGTCATAGTCTTCATAAATCTCTCTAAAGAATTCGTGAAACTGTTTGAAATCATCGGACTCCACGTTCCAGTGGTAGCCATGTGCTTTAAATTTAAGGGCAATGTTATCTGCTAGTAGCAGTCTCAATGCGGATAGTAGTTGTTCCATTGTTTTATTATACCATATCTATTGGTGATGGGCAGTTTGAAATCATACCCAGGATTGCTAGACTACTTCTTTGTGGTAGTCTTTTTGACTGGAGCCTTCTTAGGCGTAGCCTTTGATAGTGCTTCCTGAACTTCCTCAACCTTTGGAGTAATTCCAAAAGCCTTGTCGTTAGGATTGATGTAGCGAATTGCTACAGGCAGTACAGCAGCGACCAGAGACCATCCAAGGTCTAGTGGGTCAGTTACTCCTGCTAGGTAAAGGGCTGAAGCAGCAGATAGGACTGAGCGTCCGTATGATGCTAGGATTGCCTTTAGTTGTGCGTTCATTTTTTCTCCTTGTTAATGCCTAGTTATTAGGCGTTTGGTTTTCCTTTGGCAATACTTCTTTTAGTTTGTCGTATGCCTCGGAAATTTTCTTTAGTGCATTTGTGTGAGCGTTCTCGCCAAGGACTTGTCCAAAGGAATTAGCCCACTCAATTGGTGGTGTTACAGCATTGTCAAATTCAGACAGGGCTGTTTGCACCTCTTCGATGTACTGGAATGCCCAGTCACGAGAGTCTGACACAAACTTCAGGAATCCGTCAGTCTGTTCCAGTTTAGCGTTTTCGATATCCTGATATAGTTCTTCCACCTTTTTTTGCAAAAGCATTCTGTCTGCCATCTCTTGCATGTATAGTTCAGACAATGCTTTAAACAATGTCTTTGTTCTAAAGAATCTATAAACAAGATAAATAATGATTGTTGTTAGTAGCCCAACAACTATAGCGTCAATCCAAGATGGAATCATTTACATCAGTCCTTCAACGCTTCACGAACAATGTAAACAATAGCACCTTGTTCTTCCAATACTTTCTTTACATCTTTAATGTATTGAATAGCATCTTCTACTTGGTGGTCAAGAAGACTTTCGATGTCTTCTGGGTCAATCTGAACAGTCAGAAAGTCATTAGCATCTAGGATAGTTACACCAAAGTTTTCTGGTGGTGTAAGTGCCTTGAATGCCGTTGCCATTTCAACAGTATACATTTTATTCCTTATCTATTGTTAGGTCAGACCAGGTTTTAGCCCAGGCTTCTTTTGTTTTGTGTCTATTAAATTCTCTAGATATCTTTCCGTTATCTAGATACACTCCGCCCCATACCCCCACCTGTTTGGTTGATACACCAACTGCAAAACATTGACGCATCACAGGGCAGGTGGAGCAGAATTCGTCCACGTCGCTTCTTAGTTCGACATCTTCTTCGTACTTGTCAAAGAAAAGATTGGTGTCCCAGCCGTCACACTTGGCAGAATCTCTCCAGTTTTTATCATCGGACATTCTTCTTCACCAATTTAGTTGGGATGTCCCAACCGCTTTCGGTAATATCAAAACGATTGACTGTGTGCCACTCGTGCTTGATAAACTGGGCGTTAGGCTGCATCCATGCTGTTGGCGACTTCTTCGCCTCTAGCACAGTCCAACCGTCCCACGACAAAGACTCATTGTTATCTACAATGGTCTCCATTTCTTCTAGTGATTTAATTAACATAATCACCTCTCTCTTAGTAGCGATAAACGCCAACTTCGATGCTCTTCGCTTCCGCTATGGAAACAAGGTCTGACAAAGATTCTTTAGGCTTGCTAAAGAATAAAAAATAATTAATAGAATTAATATTGTCACGAATCCATGAAGGCGGAACCTTGACTAACTTAATCTTGACACCATGTGCCTTAAGGCTACGCTCGGATATGTTTGCAAACTCTAACGCAAATTGGTTAATGTTAACAGGACCAGCAGACATGATAGTGAACTCCTTATCATCTTCTGGTCTGTCACGCAAAGCGTTTCCGATACCACGCAGAAATACTGCGTAGTCAGTGAAACCTTTAGTTCCCTGAATCCCTACTATCATTTGATAGTCCTTCCGTTAATCGTTCGACAACAAATATCATCTTGTCTAATTCTACCTTATCAATGGTAGTCATGTCAACTGTTTTTTTATTTTCCTGGTCAACTCTACCGTTCTCAAATTTAGAAGTGTAAACTCTATTATCTTCAATCCAATATGCATCATCACCAATAAAAAATATACGAGTATACTGAGACTGGTTGTGCTTTGCTGATTGAGACACTGTTGGCTTACGCTCTGGCATTGGCATAAAATCTGCTGTCAGTTCATATTGACGACTCTGACTAAAGTTTGTCTTAGCAGACTTAATGTTATTTTTAGGATGATTAACTAGTTTTGCAACAATATACATTGTTATTAAGGTTACTATTGAACCTGCAAAATATTCCATTTAATCACCTACAACTATTATACTAGATTGTTGCATCAAAAGCAAGCCAGTTTTGCTTTGCTTTGTCCCAGGTAAAGTTGTCATGGATATCCTGTACCTGCCGTGTATAGTCGTATCCATGTTCTTTAATCATTTTAATAGCCTTGGTTAGTTCTTCAGCGTATCTTTCTGGCGTTAGTTCGTCAGACGGAATCATTTTTCCATGCCCCATAGAAGTTTCTGGCAATGCCCCCAAGTCTGTGTGGACTGTGTAGCATCCAGCAGACAGTGCTTCCATCTGAGTAAGACAAGAAGTTTCTGGATAGATAGATGGGTAGGCGTGTATGTGTGCATCTGCAAAAAACTTGTAGACGATTTTGCGTGGAGTTTTTCCATAGAAGTTTACTCGTGGGTCATTGACAGCATCTAAAGGATATGAGTGTGGCAAATCTGGATAAAAATCATTAAAGATATTAAGTTCAAAGTCTTCTTCAATTAGTGGAACTGCTTTTAGCAAAATCTCCATACCACGGTGAGAGGTAGAGGCATGAATAAGTTTAACCTTATTAATATTATTAAACTTGCCTGGTGTTGGTGTGACTGGCTCAATTGCATTTGGGATTACATAAATTTGATTTAGGTTCATGTTTAACTCTTTTGAAAGAACTCCCTTTTCATATTCAGAGACTGCGATGATACGCTCAGTTGCTTTACGAACCAAGTGATTGTTTAGTACTCGTGTAACAGTACCTACAAATTGACTGACATTGTTATGAAGCCAAAAGATATATCTTGTACCATCAGCACCTATGGTTTGTAAGTCTGGTAGGTGTCCAGGAATAATTACGTTAGTATACTTTTGAATGTTAGTCATGTGTGGCAGAATATTTTTCATAAATCCTCTAGCCATTGTTTCTGTACCACCAAAGTGGTCTTCACTATACTTAAAAATTGGATGTGCCATTAGTCCTCGCCCTGAAGTCTATTCTCAATAAGTTTGTCTCGTTCATCAATTGTCTCAAAAGCAAATGATTCTAGTTTGTCTTGGTGTCGATTGTAGTGGTGTCCACAGAAATCAAGGGAGCCTGAAACTCCTGTTACACGCACATATGCTTGTGCTCCACAATAGTCGCACCTATCCATTGCAGTTAGTTGCCACTCTTTTACTGGTGCATCTATAAGTTGTTCTGTCATTACTTATCCGTTCTGTAGAATCCACTACCCCTGAAAGTTACTGCTCCTACTGAGTATACCTTAGTTAGAGCAATTTTGCAAGTCTCGCATTCATATCCAGGGTCAGTGTCATTAACACCCCTAGTGACTACTAGTCTTACGTCACATTCTGGACATTTATATTCATATGATGGCATTTTATCCCCTTATAAAAATGTGCGTGGTAACCACACAATATGATTACCACGACACATAATTAGTTATTCTGCTTTTGGAGCAACCTTTGATGCAACAACAACTGGCTTTGTTACAGCAAGCGTTGGAGCAGTCTTTGGATTTGTTACTGGTTTTGGTGCTACAGCCTTTGGTGCAGCAGGTGTCTTTACAACCTTTGCTTCTGTTGGATTAGCAACAGTTGGAACGTCAGGTAGTGAGTGAGTTGGTGCAACAGTTACTGGAGCACTTTCTGGAGTAGCCTTGTGAGCCTCAGCCTCAGCCTTTTCAAAAGCAATAACTGCCTTGATAAAAGCCATAGGGTCGTAGTAACCCTTACCTGTGTCAAAGCCAGCAAGTGGCTGACCCTTAATGTGACCTGCCCAGATTTCCCAGTGTAGGTGCTTACCAGTTGCAAAACCAGTTTCACCCATCTTGCCAACAATTGTGCCAGCCTCAATCTTCTGACCAACCTTAACCTTAATTGAACCCTTAACCATGTGGAAGTAGGTCCATGTGACCTTCTTGCCCATTACAGTTGACTGAACAATAATTGAGTGACCACCAGATGTTGGTGAGTCGTTTGGCTTAACTGCAATTACCTTGCCGTCTGCCCATGCTTCTAGATAGGTGGTTTCTCCACCCTGCCAGATGTCAACACCGTTGTGGTGCTTCTTTACTTTCTTAATTGGGTGCATTCTCCAACCGAATGGGGAAGTTACCTTCCAGGACTTGCCTGGGATTCCATCTACTGGATATTGTGATTTTGCCATATAGCATCATCTCCTTCTATATTTGATTATATCATAATCAGAGCCACCTAACGGATTCGAACCGTTGACCTCCATATTACAAGTATGGCACTCTACCGCTGAGTTAAGGTGGCGAAGCGATTCCGATGGGACTTGAACCCACGACCTCTACCGTGACAGGGTAGCGTTCTAACCAACTGAACTACGAAATCAAATGTTCCTTAAACAACCCAGATAGGAACAACATCTGTAACAGTCTTTACTAGTATACCGTTAAAGCCATCTATGCTTTCACATACCGCTTGGTCTTGTGCTGGTCACCCAGGACTCGAACCTGGAACATTTCGGTTAACAGCCGAACACTCTGCCATTGAGTTAGTGACCAATGCTTTCTTCATCAAGTATACCTGACGGAGAAAGACTTGTCAAGCAATTAGATTAGGAACTTTGTGACTGGAGCACATGGGTCTCCGCCTTCTTCCCATTCCTTTTCTTCTTCTTCTGTCATGTATGGGTCGCCATCATGTGTGTAGCAGAATGGTTCTGTAATCCAGCCTTTATCAATGCCGAACTGCATCCACTCCCAGACTTCTGTTTTGTCTGCAATGTTTTTCTTCTTGAACATATAAAAACCCTCTCTAGGTCATGTATCAATTATACAGTACTAGAGAGGGCTTGTCAAGTATGTTTCTACTTCTCTGAAGGGATGTTGTCCACAAATGCACGGTCAATTTCGTCTTCTGTTAGTTCTCCATCGTTTAGGTAACCACGAGCCAAGTCTTCTACAACATTGGCAACGCCCATGATACCAGCAAGGAGTGCTGCCTGTAGGACATCAATACCAATTGCTGCACCAGCACCAACGGTTGCTAGGGCTGAGACCAAAAACAATGAGAGCATACGCTTTGCAATCTTTAAGTAATTCATTAATCTTCCTCCTTATCTTTTGGATTTCTGAGTGGGTAGGTAATCATCCATAGAACTGATGTTCCCATGATTGCCCAACCTACTACTTCTTTTGCTGAACCCTCAAGTACCAGCCATGCAACAAACATACCAAGAAGTGTCCATGCCTGACCCAAAAGGTCATTTAAAAATTTCTTCATTAATCTTTCCTCCTTGTGCCTGATGTTCCACCTGAGCCACCTGCTGATGCAGATGCTGCTGCTGATGGTGCTGCTGCAGTAAGTGCTGCTCCTGTTGCTGCGTTGACTGCTGCTCCAACAGCAACAACTGCTGTCACAACAATCTTTTTAGATTCTTCTCTTACCTTTGGAGACATGTCAGAACCTACGTTACCCATAAAGTTAATTGCGTCTGCAAGGGCTACAACGGTTGCTCCAAGTACTGGCACTGCTGCTAATTCTTCGTTTACTTCAATGTCGTCTGCTTGGGCTGCAACGAATAGGGCATCAAGAGCCTCTTCGTATTCTGGGGAGCCTTGCTCTGAATTTTCCAGGATTTCATTTGCTACAGATATAAGTTCTGTTACTTGCTCTTCTGAAAGGGATTGTGGGTCTACCGTCGCAACATTTACTGGTAACTCAGGTTCACTGGGTTCGGGGGACACTGGCGGCTCTGGTTCTGGTAGCGGTTCTGGGATAATTTCTGTTGGCTTTTCAATAGGTTTCGGGGTCTCTTCAGGCGTAGGTGTTGGCTCGGTAAAAGGTGGAATGGCTTGTAGTTCTTGTTGACGGACAATCAATTCCTCCTGTTTATTTGTTACATCCAGGGATGCTACTTCAATTATACTTGCCTTTTCTGTCTGCGTAACTACCGATGTATTATAGTCTCTCTTAGCATCTGTCTGGTTACTTGTTGCTACCGATAAGTTTTGTTCTGCTGTAGAGACCTCAGCATTTGCCTGTATAATTGCTGGCAATAGTTCTGGGTTTTTAATCAATGGTGCTTCGGCATCCTCGTCTGGGACTAGCACAATAATTTCTTCTTCTCTAAATCTAAGTTCATCTCTAAATAAAGTAATCTCGTCATAGACAATAACCTCGTCGTACACAATCTCTTCTGTGTAATAAGTTACTTCCTGATACTTTACAACTGGCTGATAAATTGTTTCTGTTACTGTTCGTTCTCCAAACCAAGTTGCAGGAACTATTGTCATGCTACCGCCAGCAACCTGTGACCAAAGTTGAACCCATGCTCCGCCACCATTCTCATAGTAATACAAAGTAGTTGGGTATAGGATACCTGCTCTAATCCACATAGGCTGAGAGGTTGTTCCTCCACCACCCTTATCTCTCCAGTCATTAATAAGAGACATACCAGCAATAGTTAGTTTGACACCATCATCTCCTGGTGCATAGAAACTATACCAGTTGTCTTCTGGAACCATGATGTTTCCCTCAAACTTAACAAGAACATCTTCAGCCTTTCCAGAGTTTAGAACTAGACCACTAAACCATTGGAAGTCAATGTTGGGTACGTTCATGCTGGCAAGTGGTGTTTCTGATTCGGTTGGTATTGGTGGGGCATTGTTGTATCCTTGTCTATTGTAGGATGTTGCTGTAAGTCCACCTGGAACTACCGTTGTAACTTCAACTGGTTCATAATCTAAATAAGGCTGCATCTCTGTGTGCGGAACTAAAATTGTTCTTGGAACTAATTCTGTTCTTGGAACTAACTGGGTGTATGGGACCTGAACTGTATATGGTACTTGAATAGTTTCTACCTGTTCTTTAGTAGGTCTCACCCAGTCAGCATCTGGAATTAGTTTTGTGTTGTATTCTGTCTGAGCCAATTCTAGGCTTGCTTGTGCTTTGGTTAAAAGTAATTCTTTACTCTGAACATCTATAATTTTATTATCTAGAATTGTTTTGTTTGACTCTACCGTGGCATCTATGATAGCCTTGTTATTTACGGCTGTCTGGTATGCTTCTTGAGCAACCACCAGAGCACTCTGGGCAGCACTAATCTTAGCCTCTGCTTCTGCAATAATCGCATTGTATTCATCCCTGGTTTGTGCAAGGGCTGGCGATGTAAAAAGTAAGCAAGAAAAGGCTAGGAATATGGCTAATATGAATCTAGGGGTTTTATTAATTTATGTTCTCCTCGTTGGAAGTATCCAACAAGAACATTATACCATTATATTACGTTAATGTTAAACTGTTTAAAGTACGATTCCAGGTCTTTATCTGCTGGTTTGTTACGCTGAATAATGCTACGCTTATCAAAGTCGTGCATTTCTTCTGTTGGCTTTCTGTCACGGAACGTGTGAATCTCTACCATCTGGTTTAGGTCTCTAGGTGTGTGAGAGATAGCACCAAAGATAGCACCGCATACAGCGTCTGCAAGGTCCTTGGAGGACTTTCTAGGGTGGTCTACACGATTACCCTTCATAATCTTCAACTCAGTTAGTTCTTCAAACAGCAAGTCAATGGCTGGCAAGGCTAGTCGCTCTTCATAAACAAGCATAGCCATATCCTCATAGTGCTTCTTAGCAACAGAAACAGTCTCAGTCTTTATACCAACAGACTTCAGTTCATTCTGGATATCAAACGACTGCCAGCGGTCAAAGGAAACCATTCCAATATCAAAGCCTAGTCTGCGTAGGTTCTGAATCCACTGCTTTACTTCTGAAAGATTAACAGGACCTTCAATCTTTGGCTCCCAGTATACGACTGCATCTACTACTACGATAGGCATTACTTGTGCGTAGTCCTTAACTACCTGGACATTTACCCACTTCTCAACGTGAGCAATGGCAACAGCACACTTGTCGTGTCGCTGTGCAAGGTCAGCATGAACAAAGTATTTTTTGTCTGGGTCAGGCTTAAATGAATCCATAAAACTTTTGTTAGTGTCAATAGGATTTACGATTGTCATACAAGCACGAATCTTTTCTTGCTGCTTGAAGAATGCATCGGACATGTAGGTTGGCACACACGCAAAACGTTGCATGGCATCACCGAGGTCTGTGTAGAATGCTAACTTAAAATCGTCAATCTTACGAGTAGGATTTACAACCCAGGTTGGTCTCTTGATAGCAAACATTCCTGGAAACTTGTAGGATAGAATATTGTCTTCATCCCACTCAATCTCAAGGGTGTTTCCTTCTGCGTCTTCTGGCAAGTCTTCATTCATAATAAACTTGTGATGCTTTGTGATAACTTCCTTTTCAGCAATCACGGCATCGTATCTCTGCGAGATAAAGTCTCCTGGGTAACGAGGGAAAGATAGCAGTGCTACTTTGCCTAAATCTGGAAAGCGAGAGTCTACGGAAGCACGGAAGGCTTTGTAGATATTGTCAGCAGTCTTGCCTTGGTCATTACCTGTGTTTACTTCTTGTGCGAAACCAGAAATCTCGTCCAGTACCGCTAGGATAAGGTTAAGACCTTCGTGAGACTCACGCTCAGAGTGACCAGAGTAAACGGTAATGGCTTGGTCAAACTCAATGCTGTCTGCTTTGGCGTAGAACTTTCCAGCGAACCAAGGTGAGCGTTCAATCTTATTCTTGAAGCCCTTGAAGAAAACGTTCTTAGCCTGTTGTGCGTTAATAGCAATGTTAATAATATCAATAGCGTCACCAGTAGGCTTACCAAAATAACGAGCAGGGTCTTTAAGACAAAGTAACTTATAAACGATATAGCAACAGGCAACTGTAGAAACAAAGTCCTTACCAGAACCCTTGCCTAGTTGTAGGATAACTTCATTCTTAGTATACTTCTTGTAGTATCTGCGACCTTCTGTCTCCCCCAGGATTTCAATAACTTCTTCTAGTTTGTAGATTTGGCTCATAGCCTCTACAATGTCGTACTGAATTTGTGATAGTGGTGGTTGCTGAAGATAATCTTCACCTTCCACAAATGTTTTAACGTCTACTGGATTTTCAGCAAAGACATTACTTTTCAGTACTTCAAAAAACTCATTGAACATTGACAATAGTTATTACTTCCTGCTCCCTAGATACCTGAGAAAGCCTACGCATAATCTCGTCTCGTACCTGCGGATACTCGCTTGCAATATCTCTAAGAATACCAACAAGGATATCCTGCTTACGTTCAATCTCTAGCATTTCTTCTGCAAGTTCTTTGTTCTCAAGTAGACCAGCCTTTTGTAGCATGTCTATACGAGTCTTCTCTAGGTCCATCACAAGTTTAATACCTGCAGTCTTAGCACCCAGATTTGCAATTGTAGTTGCATCATCAATGACTTCGTATGCCTTGGCAATAAGTCTGCTGTAGTGTGTGTCTGCTCCGACCAAGGCTTCTTTAGCCCTAGCACGGATAGCAGCATTATCGGAAGCCATTACACGCCATTGGTTGATGTGTGCTACAACCTTTTGACGTGGCAGTGCAAGTTCTTTAGAGATTTGGGTAGGCTCTTCGCCCTGGAGATACTTCTCCACAACCTTGTTCATCTCGTCAAGATGCTCTACTGTTAATTCTTCAATCGACAATCTTTTTACGCCTTCCCCTGCGAGCAGGGATTCTCTTTACTCTCTCAATTGCAAATGAGCAGTACTGTCCTGACGTTGCTTTTTGCACTTCAAAACAGTCTATCCATGTTGCACCAGTCTCAGTGTTAGTAACAACACTATCGAACTTAAACTTACGTCCATGCTCGTCCTGTATCTTAATTATATCACCCTTGGCGATTGTGAATGTGCCAACCTGTAGTTCGTATACACGAGAGAACTTTGTTGGTGCTGGCTTAGTTTTCCTGCGACTAATCATCAGTTAGGCAATTCCAGTTTCTCGTCTACCGAAAATACTAGGGCTAACTGTTCTCCAGGTTTTACAGTCAGGTCTAGGATGCCTACCTCAGCAAATTTCCAATCTTCTTTTGGTGTACGAACAAGCAATGCCCAGTAAGCAAACTCTGCTGGCATATCTGTACACTTCTCAACATAACCCTTGTGCTTGTCAGACTTGATTGGGTCAATAGCGTTTGGGAGTGCATTTACACGACAGATGATTTGAAGACCATACTTGTCTGTTCCATAGATGGCATAGCCAGCAAGGTTGAAGGCTGTCATTGCGTTAATCTCGTTACCCACAGCAACACACTGAGAAATCTTTTCATTCTTGAGTGACTGAAAGTCCACAATTACAGTTACGCAATTGTCTGAGGATACTACGTTTAGCGGTTGAGAGCAACCAGTGGTTGCTAGTGTAAGCCCCAATGCCAGGGCTAGTGCTGTCTTCTTCATCGTTTTGATTTCCTTAATCCGAACTTGGCTAAGTATACATAGATAGTTTCTACGCTAGTGCCACATTCTTTTGCAATATCTTGAGGCGTTTTCTTATCTAAGTGGTAACGCTTCTTTAACCACGCTTCACTAGTATACAACTTATTTGCCATGATGTCAATACCCAAAAGCCTTGTCCCAATTAGACAAAGCCCAGTGACCAATTGCACACGCATCTGCAACATCATCATCGTCTAGTTGTTTATCATAATTAATATTGATAAAGTTAATTGTTCTCTGCTTGCGAACCTTACGTTCTTCACCCTTAAACCAGGAGACAGACTTGCCTGGATTCTTCTTTTGAATCTCATGCTTTTCTTCTTTAGTTAGTTTTTTATTACCAATAAAGTTCTGCCATGTCATAGGTGAGACTGAACCAATCTTCTTTACCCCAGCCATAGAAGCAGCCCCAAGAAGTGCTCCCTGGACCATAGCCAGTTGTGCAGCAGTCTTAGGGCTGTTCATAAATACTGTGTGTTCAATTATGACTGCTTCAAAGTTAAAATTATCAAAGAAGGACTTTGTTTTTCTAGCGGCATCCATAACCTTATCGTATGTTGCCAGACCCTCAAAATTAATCTTGCCACAAGCAATAATCTTTTTATCTTCAAAGATTGCAAACGCAAGACTGTTGGTACTAGCATCAATGGCACAGAACTGTTTTGGTTTCTTAATCAAATTCAATTTTACCATTGGCTATTCCCTTAATCTGTTTTAGTATTTGTAGAACATCATCTGGATTTGATTCGCATGATAAGCAGGTCTGGCTATCATTATAGGCTGAGATTTGTTTACCGCATGACTTGCATGGTCTAATCTTACCTTGACGCTTTTTTACTTTGTCACGATTATACTTCTCAAGAATCTTCTCTTTAGTTGCTTCTTCCCTACACAGGGCAGAGCAGTATATCTGATAAGATAACTTAGTATCGAATTGGTTATCGCAGTAACTACAGTGTTTGCTTTTCATCTAGTGGCTCCAAAGATTTAATTTTAATCTCTCCAGAACCAGCAGAGGCACATGCAGCCTGAATAGGGCATGTCTTGCAAATCTTTGAGTTTGAACGATAATTTTTCTCTGGCAGGGTTTTATCTTCCCAAGCCTTTCGAACATTTCTCATCCACTCAAAAGCGTTCTCTACCCACTCGTACATGTACTGATTTAATTCTACAGGAAAAATCAACAGTTCGTGATTGTTCTTGTTCTCATAAATCAGGATTGCCTTATTCTTGTTTAGAATCTTCATGTAAATAAGCAACTGGACCATGTGTCCCAGTTTTGGTTTCCCTGCTGCTTTACGATATTCGAAACCTTCGTTAGGCATTGTTTTGATTTCACCGAGAAGTTCTGAGCCTTCCCAGTTAAGAATAACGTCACCATATCCAAAGATTGGTGGGCTATCATATGTTACTTTAAATTCAGAATCTACAAGCAGACCAGGGACGCTGCCCATTGCTGTTTGAATTCTTTCGTGAGCCTTTGTACCAGCGGTCATGTTTGCACCACCATAGGCATCGGCGTTGTCTGTAAAGTTTGCACCCTCAAAGGCTAGATACCAATAGCGAGGACACTCTCCGTGAGAGAATGCAATCGTGCTTGGTGCGAATGTCTTCTTGGTCTGAAACTTGTCTACACGATTGATAGTATAACCAGAGTTAATCTTTTCAATCAGTGCTTCTTTGTCAATGAATGATGGCTTCGAATTTGGATTCGATTCAATCTTCTTGAGCATTACTTGTTGCAATAAACTTTTTGCCATAACGACACTAGCGAGTAATATATTTAAGAGCCGAAACTAAGTTGTTGATTGACTCAGCAGCGGTGTAATAAATATTCTTCTTCGCTCTATCTCCTTTATCTACATTGGTTAGCCATGTGGCTTTGAAGGACATCTTTGCTGCAATTGCTTGCAAACGTACAATCTCCACTTGAGCAACATTTAGCGGAATGTCTGGCTTAAGAATTACCTTAGCAATAAAAGTAAGAGCAGTAGTCAGTTCCTCGTCATTCATGTAGTCAGCAATCTCTGTGAGACCGTTGACCATATCAATTGTGTTAGTTGTTTGTTCCATTTTGTTTCCTTAATGTTGTAGTTCTATTATACACTATCAGGTGGCAGTTGGTCAAGTATCATCTCTAACAGGCTGAACTCAATAACAGCGAGGCGAGTCTTAATTCCTGAATCGCCCAGTACGACAACAATGATAGGGTCATTGTTATTACGGATAGCGTCAGTAGTAGCCTTAGCCCAAACCTCTTTGTTAAGTGTAAAGGACTTGCCAACTTCCTTGAAATCGGCTGTGAAGTTCCTCCAAGTAGCATCCCCCTTGTGGGTATTCCTCCCAGAGTTCTTGTGTTGCTTGGCATCAATACGTTTAGACTCACTACGCTCACTCATAATCCTTCCTAGATTTCTTTGTACTCAAGTTTACCACACTGACGTGTTTTTCGGGACACATCCATGTAATTTCTTTTGTCTCAGGATATACCCTAACAGTCTTTACCTCTACCTTACAGGTGTGACAAGGAAAACTACCAGGATAAATAGTGTACTTAGCCATTGTTATTTACCATAGCCTTAATGCTGTCCTGTAGGTCTAGGTCTTCTCGTACTCTTGCTACGAACTTATCTCTACCCTGCAACTTAGTGCCGTCAGGAAGGATGTACCAGGCTCCTGTACGCTCTACAATGCCCATCATCTCTGCAGTATCAACCAAGTCTCCAATGCTGTCAATGCCCACCAGAGGACCTCTGAAGTAGAAGTCGTATTCACCAGACTGGAAGCCAGGAGAGGTCTTAGAGAACTGGAGTTCCCAGCGAACCTTACGACCAATCTTTTCTTCAATCAGTTTATCGCCAATCGCAATCTTACCCTTGATGGCTTGATTGTCTGACTCAGAACTAAATAGTTTAATTACTGTTGATGAATAGAACTTGGTAGCCTGTCCACCTGTTGGCTGTTGGCTAGTGTACATAGCAGAGATGTTGTTACGGCTCTGACTAATCAGAACAAACAGCGTTGGCTTTACTTTGTTATTAGCATAGTTAAGCATCTTCCATGCGTTACTGAAGTCACGAGACTCTGCACCAATCTGCTTAGTGTTTTCTAGTTGCTTGAGTTCGTCAGTATCCTTCTCAAAATAAATAGCAGGTAGTAGAGATGTGATTGAGTCAACCACAATAATATCTACACCAGCATTCATTAGATTAGTTCCTACATCCACCATCTCGTTAATTGTACGAGCCTGTGAGACGATTAGGTTGTTCGTATCTACCCCAAGTTTCTTAGCCCAGTCTTCCGAGTAGGACATCTCAGCATCAATCCAAGCACATAATTTACCCTCTTCTTGTGCTTGAGCAATCATCTGTAGGCAAAGTGAAGACTTTGCAGACGACTTGCTTCCCCAGATTAATACCTGACGACCCATTGGGAGACCACCCAGCAAAGCACGGTTAAGACCGAAACTAGGAGTAGCCTGATAGGTTGTTTCAAAACCAGCACCATTAGACAGACGCTTACGAATGCGTGGGTCTAGTTGTGCCATTGCTTCTTCAAATGTGGTCATTTGATTGCTCCTAACTTGTCTGGCTTAAATCCAGACCAGGTTTCTGTGTCTGTTACTACGATTGGTGCAGCCTTGAATCCCTGATTAACAAACTCAACCAACTTCTCATAGTTGTCGTCTGACTGTAGATTTTCTACGGTGTACTCAATGCCTTCTTTATCCAAAAACTTTTTGGTCTGCTCACATTGAACGCAGTTTGGATTTGTATATACAATTACTGACATTAGAAACGTACTCCGTGCTTCTCTGGACGAGTCTTGTTGAATCCAGTCTTGTTTTCAAATGCGTAGTCCAGGGAGACAGTTGTGTAACCGTGCTCTACCAAACCAGCATAAAGGTCAAGTGTGCGAATAAGAATGTCTGAGAACTCTGCAGCAATCTCGTCTTCGCCCTTGTCTTTGCGGATTGCTTCCATAACCTCAGTAACTTCTGACACAATCATCATTAGTTGTTTAGTTACGAATATGTCTACCTGTTCTTCGGTAGCCTCGTCAATCACTTTCCAGAAACCTTTTTTGACTGCGGTTTCATGCAGTTGCATTGCTAGTTCATCAAACATTAAATACGTCCTCCATAATAGTTGTTCCATCTTTAGTTTTACCCAAAGAGAATTTGTATACGTTACCTTCGTCAATCTTCATGTAAGCCTTTGGATAGGCAGTAGGGAACACGGTAACGCTGTGCAGTTCCCTTGAAGAATCTGCCAAGACCAAAGAAGCCATCTTCTTGCCAGCCTTAGTAACTCTTGACTTGAATGACACAACATATAGTTCATCATCCTTGTAGGGTAGTTGACGGAAGTTAAGAATCTTAATCAGTCCGCTAGTGTTACCCTTGATTTCGTCAACAGGGATTGCTGTGACGATACGATTGTCGCTTGCTAGAATGATGTAGGTGCGACCTGCTTCGACAGTTGATTGCTCTTCGTCAAAGATACCAGTGCTACCAGTCTTATCCAAAATCTCTACACGACTCCAACCTTTGCCACGCTTGATACCCTTGACCATTCCCATAAGAACGTAAGCACCCTTTTCCTCGTACTCTTCAACATCATTGATGAATGCGTGGTAGTGCGATGGCACAGACATATTGAACTCTGGCAAGTTTAGATACTCGTATAGGTTCTCTTTGACTTCTTCATCATTGCGTGGATTATCTTCGAAGGTTGCAGCACCAATAACTTTTAGTGCTTGCAAGGCACGAGAGTTTACTCCGTTGCCCTTGCCAAACGTGAACTCCTCAAGTTCTTTGTAAGACTTGAATGGACGAGCAGACATATACTTCTCTGCAATATTATCGCTAATAAACTTAATAGACGATAGACCAAAGCGAATACCCTTGCCCTCAATCTTGAAGTCAATGTCTGAATCGTTGATGTGTGGCAACTTGACCTGAATACCCATACGCTTTGCTTCAATCAGGTACTCTGTGCGAGCATCCTTGTCGCTCTCGTTCTTTAGCAGAGCGAACATGAATTCGATTGGGTAGTAGTACTTCAACCAAGCAGTCCAGTAAGAAACAGTTGAGTAGGCTACAGCGTGAGACTTGTTGAACGAGTATCCAGCGTGAGCCTCAAAGTCTGTCCACAAATCTTTAGCAAGGTTAGGTGACATAAAGCGAGAAGCACCATTAACGAATTGTTCTTGGAACTGGTCGAACTCTTTAGCATCTTTCTTCTTACCAATAATCTTACGAACCTTATCGGCTTCTGCCATTGTCATACCGCCAAGTTCTGTACAGGCTTGCATAACCTGTTCCTGATACAGAATACATCCGTAGGTGTCAAGTGTGAATGGCTTCATCAACTGGTGGTGATAAGAGATGTTCTGCTTACCGTGCTTACGAGCGATGTAGTCCTTACCAATGGTGTTCATAGCACCTGGACGAACCAGAGCGTTAGAAGCAGCAAGTTCGTTAAAGTTCTTGACACCCATCTTGACTAGCAGGTTGGTGTATGGTGTGGCTTCACATTGGAACACGCCCTTAGTGTAGCCGTCAGACAGCATACGATAGACGTTAGCATCTTCCATGTTTAATGAGTGCAGGTCAATGTCTGTACCAGAACGTTCCTTGATAATCTTGATAGTGTCCTGAACAACAGATAGGGTCTTTAGACCCAGAGCATCAATCTTGATTAGACCAATACGCTCTGCCTCTTCCATGTCTACTGCTACTACTGGAATGCGTTCCTTGCTACCTGGAGCAGTGCGAGTCTCTAGCGGAGCGAACTTGAAGATAGGCTCCTTGGAAGTTACAACACCAGCAGCGTGAATACCAGTACCACGAATACGACCACGAAGTTGCTCACCGTAGTACTCAATCTCTGGATACTTCTCACGGAACTCCGCAGTTGATTTAGAGTTTAGATAGTCGTCCCAGTCGTCAACAAGTTTAAGAACCTTGTTTACATCGGCTAGTGGAATATTTAGTACACGAGCAATGTCACGAACGACACCCTTACCCTTGAACTCAAGGAACGTAGCAATCGAAGCAACGTGGCGATACTGTCTAACTAGATAGTCTTTAACATCTTCTCTGCGTGAGTCCTGGATATCTGTATCGATATCTGGGAAGTCATTACGTTCTGGGTTGATGAATCGGAAAAACAGAAGACCGTGTTGAATTGGGTCAATGTCTGTGATGCCTAGCGTGTAGCAGAGCAGCGAGCCAGCAGATGAACCACGTCCTGGACCAACCATTACGTCTTCTTTCTTAGCCCAGTTAATCATGTTACGCACAACTAGGAAGTAGGGACCGAACTTCTTGTCTTTGATGATAGTAAGTTCTTCATCTAGACGGTCTAGGTATTCCTGCTTGTCAGCAAGACCACGTTCGACAAGACCAGCCATAGCCAGTTCTTTTAGTTCTGTATCTGGGTCTTGATACTGCACAGGCAGTAGGTCAAGGTGGTCTGGCAAGTCGTAGTCTTCAATCTGTTCAGCAATGTCGATGCTGTTCTGGTACATATCCTCACGGTCAATGCCCTGCTTGAGCATGGCGTTACGCATTTCTTCATCGGACAGTAGGTGAATCTCAAAGTCCTTAAAAGACATCTGACGGTCTGCACCATAAAGATAGTCTAATTTATCTAGCAAGTTGTCGTACTCTTGAGTGCCAGCAAAGTTTGCATCGCCAACAACCTTGTTAGAGTATGAGTTTAGGATTAGTTTAAGTTCCTGAATCTCACGCTGTGAAGAGTCTGCGTGGTGGCAGTCTGGAGTGATAACAGGCTTAACACCAAACTCGTCAGCAAGTTCAAGTAGTAACTTGTTTACTTCTGCTGGGTTGTGTGGCATTACTTCAATGTAGTAGTCGTCACCAAATGTCTTCTTAGCCCACTGAATATGCTCCTTGGCTACTGCTAGATTATCTGCTTCGATAGCCTTACAGAGATATCCTGACAAACATCCTGAAGTAATTACTAGACCATCTTTGTACTTCTCAAGAATGTCCCAGTCCATGCGTGGCTTCTTGTAGAAACCTTCAGTCCAGGCAAGTTCATTCAACTTGTTAAGGTTCTCAAGACCCTGTGCATTCTTAGCAAGAATGATAAGGTGATTGTAGTTTAGATTAAGTAAGTCTTCCTTATCCTTTTCTTCGTGGTCAAAGCGGTCTTTACAGATGTAACCTTCAACTCCAAGGATTGGTTTAATACCTGCTGCTTTGGCAGCACGATACATCTCACGGTGTCCTGATAGTGAACCGTGGTCTGTGATTGAAATAGAAGTCATACCCACAGATACAGCACGGTCAACGTACTCCTGTGGTGTGGCAATGCCATCAAATAGACTGTAGTGTGTGTGAACGTGTAGTGGAGCGTAACTGCTCATTATTTACCTTTGTTAGTAGTTATTGTGTTATAAGTATAATGCATCTGGGTGTTCTTGTCAAGTGACGAAAGTGGGGGCAAGGATTTTACTCACCTACCCCCACAGTCAATGGATACTACCAGTCAGTGTTGCTGGAAGTTACTGAAGTGTTTTCAAATCCGAAGTAGAAGTTTTCTTGGTCTTCGTACTTAACTTCACGGACAACCTTCTCAAGGTCGAATGTTTCCAGTTCGCCCCACTTGTGTGGTTCTGAGTCTGGCTTGGTTGGAAGCAAGGTGTAGTTGGTTTCAGTTCCCTGACCATTACGCTTAATCTTCCACTCAAGGTTTGAGATTGAGCCAGTTTCGATTGCGTATTCACGCAAGTTGCCGAATGCTGACTGCTTTGAGATACCCTGTGACCATACAGCCACATATGGTGTCTCGGTTCCATCGTCGATGATTACGTTACCGTACCAACGAAGACGTGAACGCCAACCACCCTTTGGCTCCTTACGAGCCATCTCACAACCGTAGCAACGACCTTCTGAATCGATGGTACATGCTGCCTTACGCTTGTAGTCCTTTGGGTTGGTGTGTTCTGCGATAACCACGGAAAGTCCACGGTCCTCGCTGAAGTTTGCTGAGTCGCTGTCTAGTTCTTCAACGAAGCGAATCTTTGCAGACTGTCCGTCAGCCAACTTGACCCAACGAACTTTCTGACCTGTGTTTTCATATTTTGGCTTATCCATTAGTGCACCGATATCTTTTAGCCCTTTAATTACGCTCATAGTTTTTTCTCCTTATGTTTGTTTAGCGGATTACTAGTTTAGCATACTGGATATGGTTTTGTCAAACGATTCGTCAATATTTTTTATTGCATCGTCAGACATGTCGCCAATGTCCTTGTATTGCTTATCTATTTTAATTACAGTAACACGAGAGCCTAGTCGCTCTATGATTTTGTCTTTCATGTTACCGCCAGCCTCATCATTATCAGCAATAACAATAACGTTATTGAAGTACTTCTGAAGCAAGTCTGTTTGTATTCTGGACACGTTTGCACCCAAGGTTGCTACCGCAGGGAAGCCACACTGGTCTAAACGGATAGCATCAAATGATGATTCAACTACATAGACTTTACCAGCAGTCTTTACTCTGTGTAGATTGAATAGGACTTTGCTCTTTGGCAGTCCTGGAGTATTTTTAAAGTCTTTACCTTCGACAGACCGTCCCACAAACCCCACAGAAACGCCGTCAGGCGAGTGTACAGGGATTGTAACCATGTCTTGCTTCTCTGAGTACCCCAAATTAAATTTGTTGACTGAAGCCTCGTTTATGAGCCTTCCTGAGTAGTATCTCATGGCTCTTGGTGATTCTAGTGCCTGAGCATTTAGTCGCTTGATTAGCAATTCGTCGTATGGAATATAGTCTGGCTTGTTTACTAATGACTGATTAATTTGATAAGATAGGTCAGTCTCTGTTTCCTTGGACTTGATGTAGCGTACCGCTTCGAAGTAGGTACGACCAGATGTTTTCATAATTAGTGATGGAAGGTCTGAAACGTGCTGGCATGAGAAGCAGAAGAAGAAGCCACTACGCTTATCTACTTCACCAGCAGGTGAACGATAGTTGTTGTGGAATGGGCAGAAGATGATGTAGTCAGAATCTACTTCTGATTCGATGTTGATTCCAGACCCATTGATAACTCTTTTAATTTGCTCTTGTGAGTAGGAACTAGTAGCGTTCCGTCTATTCCCATTATGCATTCTGATTTTCTCTTTCCTAAATATGTTGCGTATAGCGTTAGTGTAAATTCAAAGTATTCTTTTGTACTGTTATATTGTATCGTAAACTGTGGGTCTATGTCAAGTCTTGGCACATACCCCAACTCACGCATTTGTAGTGTTTGTAGTCTTTCTATCTCAAGCCTAATTCTACCGATGGCAGCATCATCTTTAATGATGCCTTCAGCAGTAAAAGTTTTAATAGACTTGTGATGTAAATGTTCCACATACTATTATAACTAGTTTTCTTCGAAATCCTTGTACTTGTACCAGCCCTTGTCAAAGTCTACCTGCACCAAGAACTCGCCCATAAATCCGTTACGGTTCTTACGGAAGACACACTCAAGGATATCTGAGTTGGTTGCACGACCAAGTGCTAGAACCCAGTCAGCGTCGTAGGCAATCTGGCGTGACCAAGCAGTTTGACCTAGTGTAGGCACAGTGTCTAGTTTATTTACATCGTCTGGCGTAGCAGATGAAATAGCAATGATTGGAATTGATTCCGAGATAGCCATCAACTTTAGTTCACGAGAAAGGTTCTTCATACGAACAGTCTCGTTGTCAGACTTCTGGTTAGGTGACATCAACTGTAGGTAGTCAACGATAACCAGGTCTGGCTTGTATTGGTCCATTTTACCACGAATAACTGATGGTGTAACTTCCCCACCAGAATCGTTAGAGATGATGTGGAACTCTGGCTTGCCAGCAAGTTCCTTCTTGTGCCAACGCTTCAGGTCTTCAATCTCTACCTGACCGTTGCTCAACTTGCGGTGCGACCACAGACCCTCGCCCATGATTGCAAATACACGGTTACGAACCTCTGTCTCTGACATTTCAAGTGAGATGATTAGTGGCGACTTACCAGCCTTCCATGCCTGTACCGCCATGTAAAGAGCAAACCAAGACTTACCAATACCTGGGTAGGCTAGGAACACACCCAACTGACCTGGAGTAATACCAGCAGGTAGGTAGTTGTCAAAGCCTGGCAGACCAGTCTTGATACCGATTGAGCCTAGTTCATTCTGACGAGCAAGGTTTTCAAAGTAAGCAACAGCAGAATCAATATCAGTAGCATCAATGTCCTTAATAACTGCTGTGTTCTTCTTTAGTTCTGAAGTCTTTTGGATAAGGTCTTCTAGTGCCTTGGTTCCCTGACCTGCCTGTACTTCTGCAGCAGTAGAACGCAACACGTCCTTGAGACTGTCGTTCAGGAACTCAGCCTGTAGTTCTTCCAAATGGTACTTCGTAGCACCCACGCCCTCTTCTGGAGAGAAGTCACGGAACTTGTCTACCACTAGAGAGACAGGTGGGACAGTTCCATTAGTTTCGGAATAGTTACGAATGAACGTCCAAATATCCGTGTGTGTACGAAGAATGTTTTCCACGTTTGCTTGTAGCAGGACGTGTACCTGCTTGTCTGCCAATACTGCAGATATTAGTTTAGATTCTGTATTAGTCATTTAACCACTCCTTAGCCTTCTGACGGCGTTCGGCTCTCTCCTTAATGTCTTGGTGGAATTGCTTTCTAGCCTCAATAATCTTGTCAGCGTAGTTGGCAAAGTATTTCCATGTTGGTGATTGTGCTGTTTCAAAGTAGTACTCCAGCAGGTCATAGCATTCTGGAATACCGTAGGATTCAATAAGAGCATCTGATGCCCACTGCTCTACATTCAAATTTAGTAAAGGCTTTTCTTCATACCTTACAGTGTGTAACTTACTGTAGCGACTGAGCAAAGCCATGCGGTCTTTGCGTTCAGCCATTACTTGCTCTCAGTCTCTTCTACAGACTCACGAACTTTCTCAGCAAGTCTTTCTTCTACAAACTTGTATACACGCTCAAAGGCTTCGCTGGCTGTCTCTCCCTCACGCTTGTTATCTGCGATAGAGATATCAATGCGTAGTGATTGGAAGTTGCCAAGATTAAGGGTATAGCCCAAACCCACTGTTACTTTAGTGCTGTCGTTTTCCATGTCTCTCCTAATGGATTAAATTGATTCGGACCAAATAGGGATGTAACGTCCGTCTTCTGTCCTTGTATATGTAAGTATACCATCTCCCATGCGTCTTGTCAACTCCTGTTTTGAAGGAGTTACATCATTGGTGATTAGACCATCATTACGAGGTCTACCGTGGTGGTATGATGCTAGTATATCACGAAGTTCACGAACTTGCGACTCTGAATAATAACTTCTTACTTGCCATGCCCTGGCTCCTCCAGGCTGTGCCCCCATTGGTTCTGGGATAACGCCTTTCTTTACTAGTTCTGGCATGTATTTCTTGTGTCTATTTACTAGGGCTGCTGTCTGACCAACAGTATAGGCACGTTCCCTATTCTTTTTAAAATCACTAATAAGACAACTTTCAATCTGGTCTTTAATAATATTATAAACAGACATAATACCATTAGACTTATTTAGGTGATGTGTTCTTACTAAGTATCCGTTTAGAAACCAAACTTTTTTATTTCCTGGAATAATTGGAGAAGAGTTGTACTCTTCCATTGTTTGGGCAGCCATTATGCTCCAATAGCAATAATGTTTAAGTCTAGTGTTGTCTTTCCGTTAGAGTCAAAATCAATTTTGTAATAAAGAGATGTTGTGTCAACTGCTGTAATAGTTACAGTAGCCTTAACCGTTGTAGTACTTTTGGAAACAAGAGTTGCTGTAACTACTGGAACCTTATTGAAAAATGTTGCAAAGGCTACTGAACCTGTCTTGGACTCTCCTGCTTTTACATCACTAGCATTTACAGCAGTCACTGTTTGTGCGTCAAAACTTATTGAACTAGTTTTTGTTTTAGCAACTGTGTTACCTCTATCCTTGATAGTTGAGTTTCCATAGGATGCCAGTTCTGAGTTAATGCTAATTAGCGAATTAACAATGTCATAGAGATACTGGGTATCGATTGGTTGACCATTGCTTGGTAATGAGGGTACTTTTGCCATGAGTTAATTATACCACAAACTATAGTCTTACGTTTGTTACTGTTCCAGCAGTAAAAGTGTTAGGAGAAGTTACAACCATGTCTGTTCCGCCAGATGTCGAGACCACGGTTACAGCACCTGAGCCAAAACTTCCAGTTCCTAGAGTAGTTGCAAAAACTCTTCTACCACTAATAACGCTTGATGCTGGTAGATTGGTCAAACCAGTAATTGTTGCTCGGTATGGTCCAGACCCAGTTATTGAGCCGATTGTTCCTGTAGTTGAAGAAGAATATGTAGAAAGCGTGGGACTAATTGAAACAACTGTAGTCTCTGCCAAATGTCCATAAATGTTTGTCAATTTAGGGTATGATGATAAAAATACTGCTGCTTGAACAAACTGATATGAACTATCTGGTTTTTTAAATGAAAAATTGTTTGCTGTAGTTGTTCCAGCAAAAATCCAACTTGACCAAGTCGTTGTTGATTTCCAAGATAAATACACATCAAACTTTTGAGTAACTGGGTAATCGTCAATTGAATTCCAACTATATGTATAAATACCAGAGTCGTCGGTCAGGGGAGTTATTGATGATTTAATGTATGTTGTTACATCTAGTGCTGCTGTAAAAGTTGCAATGGTGTATCCATTAGATGGGTGTGGGTCAGCGTTAGCACCATCGTCAAGAATTGGTCGTCCATAAGGCGGAACATATAATTCATAAAATGAAGATACTTGACCATTGTCATTTAGTGGATATGACAAATTTGCAATGTCGGACCATTCCGATTTTCTTGTGCCATCTTTAGACCTTATTCTATATCTTAATCTATATTCTCCGCTAGACTGAAGCCCATCAATGTCTTTAACTGCAATTTTTATAATTTTATTTGCCACTTTAAGAACCTACCGAAAAATCCAGTCTAAAGTTAATTAAGTCATTAGAGTTTGACTGCTTGGCTATGTTTGTTGCTGTTTCATTGTTTACAATTGTGTAGGCTGTAAGAGCATAAAGTGGATTTTCCGTACCTACATTTTCAAATCTTAGACCATCCAAGACAATTGCATAGTCGTCTGTTGGTGTGCCAGACGCTTCGATAGCACAATATATTTTTAATGAAGTTACTTTTGACCAGTCAAATCCAGATGTTAGAGTAAAATTAGAAACATTCTTAGTAAGAACGTTATACCTATTTGGATAAATAACTGTTGTACCAGAGTCAGAAAACATTAGTTGTGCATTATTAATACCGTCCGAACAAGCAAACTCAAGCATTATATATAATGCATTTGGCGATGCAGATGGCGTGGTTACAGCATTTATAACTGAATAAGCCAAACGAATTTCGTCAGATGGTGAGGATTTTGAAAGATTTATTCCTGGGTCTTGCAAAAGCAAGTAGTCTGATGTCGATACAAAAGTTGTTCCAGAAGTGTAGTTTGATAATGCACCTGGAACAATTAAGCCATTATTTAAAATTCTTGGTTTTTCTTGTCTTAGGTTTACAGCAGAGGTAAGCCAGTATGCGTCACTTGTACTGCAAAATTTAGGAGCAGTTCCAATAGGCAAAGCAGAAATTGCTGCAGAAGCAGTCACATCGCTAAAAGATGTTGAAGAATTATTGTAGTATTGCCAACCCTCTGTATCTTCAAAAGACAAAAGCATTCTGCTGCTTCCAGAGCCACTGAATTGATTAGAGCCTAGTGAGTATAGTCCTAACTCTGAAATATCGTACTTTGATGTGTCGGACATTTCTGCTGTTAAGGATACTTGTTTGGTAAATACCGTTGCATTAAATAAATTACTATTATAAGAATACCCAGTATATGCATAAGAAAAAAGACTTGACCCCCAGGAAGGAGCCACACTTTCATCATAAACTTTTGCAACAAAAGATGTAGAACTAATTGAAGTTATTGTATATAAACCATTTACCTCTACGTTAGCATTTGTACCAGAAAAAGGAATTGATACGTCAGTAATGGAAACATCATCGCCAACACCAAATTGGTGTCCAGAAGAAATAGTTACAGTAATTTCAAAGTTACCAGAAATTGACAAACTGCTTGGACTTACTGTTTGTTTTTCTACAACATAAGAGCGTGATGTAATTGGAAATCTTGCTGTTTCAAAACCAAGGCTTGTTTTTGTGGATAGTGATTGTGACGTAAGACTTGAGTATGCCTTTATGTTAACTAACCCTGAGCCAGCAGTCATGGATGCGGTGCTAGAAATTGTAATCTGCTGGGCACTGTTAATACCAGTTACAGTAACAGTACCCGAACCTAAAGTTCCAGCACCTGTTTGGGTTGCAGTAATTGTATCGCCAATCTCTAGGTATGCCCAGTAGCCAGCACTAAGAGTTAGTGTTGCAGTATATGGTCCAGAGCCAGATACTGCTCCGACAATTCCGCCAGATGTTGCAACAACTATTCCTTGGTTATTCGATGTTGGTCTAGCCCCAGAGCCTACAGCAATGTACGAAGCATAGGATGATGCCTGTCCAACTAAATATTTAGAAATAATTTCTACGCCGTTATTGGTAATCATATGCTATATTATACCACTCTCGTCGGTTGATGATGTGATAAACTCTACCTCAACCTCTTCGTCAATAGGGAGGTTGTTTAGTTCAATGTGTATGTTTTCATAAGTATCGTCAAAGTAGACGTTTTTTTCTAAGAATGTTTTTGTTAACTCTGGGTCCGCTGGGTTTCCAAAATAATACCCAAGAAATTCTGGGGCAGAACTTATGGTGCTAGGCAAATAACTTTTTAGAGATATTTCAAATTGACTAAAAATTGCGTCTGTACTATCTGCCTGTTTTTCGTTGGTCTTCGTGTTAGTGTAGTATAGTATCTCGTTAGCATTTGATATTAGGCTATTGCCTTCTTGTAGAATAATTCCCGAACTACCGCCGTTAATAAACTCATTACCGCCAATGCCGTCAAACACTGCACCTGTCATATAGTCTACTGGAACAGTTCCTGTATCAATAAACAAATTTGATGTTGCAATTTTTATTTGCTCAATTTGTTTACCATTTCTATTGTATCCAGTATATTCTGTAACTACTGGCTTTGCACCTTTACCCATTACACAACCTCGCTTAAATATAATTTCATTTCTGGACCGTTACCGCTTCTACTATATGTAATATGATACACTACAAATCGTGCAGTTGAATTTTGAAGAACATTGTCTATGTTGTAATCAATTGTTACAATGTCTCCTAGTTGAATCATTGGATTGGCAAAGATTGTAACACCAACAGATTTTTTAGGACGCATTACTTTATTTACCATCCAAGTCATTAGGCTGTTTGCAGTATCTATGTTTTGAATAAAGTTTCCTGTTAGGGTAAAATCTTTTTTGCCATAAGTATTTCTACTATTTTGAATATCCATATACTTGTTATTTAAATCAGTATAGTTGGAATAGTTGTCAAGGTCGCTGTTCTTTTGAAAGTATTCGTCTACCGTAAGGTCGTGGGCTGATTGCTGAGTAAATGTTACGCCCTGAATTCTTAAATAGTTTCCTGTTGATTCGTCTAGGTTTAACGCAAAGTCTGTAGCATTAAAGATTAAAAATTCTGCACCATATGGGTTTGACCTAAAGTTAGAGACAACATATCCCTGAGAGTCATTAAATGTTGGAGAAATTTTTGAGTACAATGCAGGGAATGCTTTGTCATATCTAATATTAAAGTATGCACACTCACGCATAATAGTTCCAAACTCTTCAAAGTATAGGCTGTATGACGGTGTTTGTGAACTACCAACTCCTTTAAGGTATGTATCTAATACTGCAGGATTAACTAGATACTTGCGATAGTTTTCATTATCTAGTTTGTCTTCATTAAACACACTCTTTTTTGATACTGGAGAATTTGGGTTAGGAGACCTATCTCCAATTGCAAACACATGCTCAAACAAACATAAGCCACTACCACGAACAAATAGTGCCATGTTTTTATTAGTAGTATTAACTGGAATAGCATCGTCGTCTTGAACAGTTGCTATCAATTTACCGTTAATGTATAAGTAAAATTTTCTGCTATAATACCCATCATATTTGGGTGCAAGTTCTTCTGTTTCAACCAATAGGTCGTACACTGTTGGTGTCTTTGTACTCATTGATTTAGACATACCTATAAATTGACCATCATCTACAAGAATTGGTGCATTGCCACTCCAAAGAACAACTGGCACACCCTGCTTAGTGTTTGCTCCTTTTAAATTTTTGTAAAAATAAACATTTGGAATTCCTTCAATTGTTGTATCTTTGTCTGTACTATTAACAATAGCATCGCTTGTTAATGCATCAATCTCAAAAAAGTATCCTATGTTTTTATTAGTATCTACATCTAGATTAAAGGCAATTCCTCCACCTGTACCAGCAATTTCATAGCCATTGTTGGAGAACAATACTTCTCCACCAACAGGAATTTGCTTGGCTTCATTTACTGCTGCGGTAGTTGGCAGTGGTTTTCCAACAATTCTCATTCGTGTTCCAAAAGAATAAGCACTTGGAAGTTCTGTTCCATAATCTTTATATACATAGGAAACAGCATTAGATGATTGTGTGACTGAGGCAAACTCTGAAGGTCCTTGAATAGACAAAGCAGAACTTTTAATTGCAGCGTTAGCCTTAGTTTTATCTGCTGTGGTTGTTGTGTCTGACTCTGTGTATGATGATGTGTCAAAGAAGTCTTTTGATGTTCCAGTTACAGTTGGTTTTTCTGTCATAAATCCAATAGAGTCTAGGCTTGAATCATACTCAATCATTCCTAGTGGCTCTACAATGTTGGTTGTTGCATAAACAATTCCGCCCGAGGTCATGTTAGCATTTAAGTTTTTTGTTAAGGTTATTGTTGTGCTGGTAAGTGATTTAATCTTAGTTCCTTCAACAATAGCACTATTTAGTGCACGGTCGTAATACAGTGGGGCTACTGTTCCGTTAACGGTTATTGTTCCAGAAGCACTATTTTTATTTTTTACTGTAAAGGTGTTTGTAGTTTTGCTAAGAACCGTATAAATTCCACGATACGTTGTTGGAACTACTAGTTCAATTCTAACCACCTGACCTGGCAGCAAACCATGTGCTGAAGAAGTAAAGGTCATATTACCAGATGCAAAAGTTGGCGTAGCGGTAATTGTTTTTGTGTATGGGGAATATGGATAAAATATTAGTCCTTCTTTTAACCCTTCTGTATTTGCGGTTATAGTGTCTGTGCCGCTTGTAGCATTAGCATTAAGAGTAATCTCGTATAAAGTTTCTTCATACTGATGATTTCCTTGAAATAGCCATTTAGATTGTTGTTTAAATGTTTTGTGTTTGGCTGTATCCAACCATTCGTTATTTTCATCAAGAACTCCATGATAAACACGAGTGGTTCCAAACTGACCACGACCATGTTTTGCAACTATACCATCAACTACTGCCCCTGTTGTAGAATTATATTTTGGCTCTGCATAAATTCTAACTCTTCCTGTTGGAAAAATCTTCCCATTAAAAGGCAAGTTTGCAAAATATTTTTGATAATCTTTTATGTCTTCAATCCAAACATCTCCAATGCCAGATACTGAATGTTCTACTGCATCATATTTAATAATTTCTCCGTTAGCATAGAGATATCCCTTATAGCGAGTAAGCCAATAAATTGATTGACCAAAATCCATAACGTTTCTTGTTATTACTCCGCTTACTACTGTTGGCAAAGCACCAGTTAGTTCTGAGTTTAGTGCTAGAGCACTTAGAGAATACGCTGACTGATTGCCAACCTCATCGTTGGTAGGTCTTAAAGATTCGGTTCCAGAAACTTCCCACAAAAGAACTGGTTTATATTTGTAAGCCTGACCCTTGTTAAGCATACCTGCTTCTTGTAAGGTAGAGTAAGACTTTTGAATATATCTATTAGTATATGTAATCTTGCCACCATTGTAAACTTGGTCTTCTTCTGCATCAAGGCTGATAATGTTTGACAAAATTGCATTTACATTATCATTTTTAAGAATTCCATTTTGAGTAAAGTCTTTTGTTCCATATAGTGTAAGACTTGTTGCTCTTTCTGCTACTGTAGGCATAACATAGTTTCTTGACATAAGGATTAAATTATTGTCTTCGTCAAAAAACATTGAAGTTTGAGTTGACTGGGCTATGTCATTTAGTACTTCTGCTACCGTGGTATCTGGTGCTACAAAGAAGTATGGAATCTTGTCTTCAGATTCCCCAGCATTTCTGTAAAACTTGTAATTAGAGAAACCAATATTGTCTAGCATAGTTGCTACAGCATAACTAACAGAAACATTTTTAAGCAATAGCGATGGTGCAGTTATTGATTCAAAGTAAAACAATAGGTCTCTCAGTTTAAGTGTAGCCATTCTGTCTGTTGTACTAACTTCTGGAAAGCCATCTACATACATTGTTTTGATTGGAACAAAATAGTCTGAGAGTGTTGGATAGGACCTATCGTCAATGATTTGTTCGTAGAATTTAAATTGCAAGTTCTTAGAAGAAATATTTGAAATTAAACTACCAGTGATAGTTCCACTTGATACGGTAAGGTCATTGTATTCATTAAGCGATTGGTCATAGTCAAATAGTGTAATTGAGCCTGTAGAAGCAAGCAGTTGACCTACTGGAATACCAGTGTTACCAATATCTGAAGCAATCTTTTCAATTGAGTATTGCGTTGTTTTATCGGATAAGTCAGCGACTAATCTTGGAGACATCTCAATTAAGTCGAAGGTTGAGCGTGGTTGGGCGATAGTGTCTACAACTATACGAATACCTTTAATAAATTGAAACTCTCTGTAGGTTGGCGTGTATAGCGTTGTTGCTGTGCCATAAAATTCTGGGGAAGTTAATTTAGTTACATTAGAAGTTTTAGTAGTTAGACCTTCTTCATTTAGATACCAGCCATAAGTTGGTACAAAAGAGTTTGTTGTCCAGTTAGTTCCATTCCAAACATACACAGTTCCAGCGGCAACTCCAGTTGCATCTGGTACAAGGTACGCATCTCCTAATGCACCTGTAACTGGTATGGCATACTGTGATGCATACTCACCTAATAGTCTAAATGTTACTGGAGCGTTTGTAATTCCATATGCTAGTTCAACATATCCGTCAGAACCAATTACTCTTTTGCCGCTAGTTCGCACTGATGCTGGGGTAAAGGTTTGTGCAGTTGTCCAAGTCCCAGAAGTATTTAAGTATTGAATTTTCCAGTTTGTAGGAGTCTTTTGATTAACCAAGTCTCCAGTATTGGCTGGGTCTTCGTAGAATGGGTCATTGAATGATGTGTTATTGGACTTCTTGTATGGTCCATGATTAACATCTCCAACACCAGTTTGCATTTTAATTACAATTCTATTTGCTGGAACTGGGGCTGTGTACACTACAAATGGTGCGGTATCATCAATGTAGTAGTCCCCACTGCCTGGGGTAAGCATTGAGATACCTCGTTCTTGACCACCATAAGTTGCAGTTTCAATTCTGTATGAATTCCAATACTTAAACTTGTCGTCCTTAGATGCTAGATAAAATCTTGGCTGGCTGTGCATATCTGCGTTACCATAGTTTAAATAATTTAAACCAAAATATCTAATCTTGTTAATGCCAGAACGTGGTCTAAATCTTGAAATAGTATCCGTTAGAGAATATAACATCTTGTCAGTTTTGTTTACTGTTGCATCAATAGTAGGGTTGCCGTTGCTCAGGTCAATTCCTGTATTTAAGATTACATTAGAATCTGTTGCACCATAATAATACTTTGGTGATGATACATCCGTCTCTACTGCCCACGTTGCCTTGATAGTTCCAAAGTTTGCTTCTGTTTGTCCAGATAGCATTGATGGTCGATATCTATAATTACCAAGAGCAAGAATGTTATCTGAGAAGTTCATATTCCATTCAGCGATAACTAGTGATTGTAAATTTACCGTGGATGATTGCTCTATATAATCTTTAAGATTAGAGTTCTGATACATTATACCTCTTCCAGCGTAACAGAAATATTCCACAAATCGTGGTTAGCCCCACCACGCTTTACTACTGTGTAATCAAAACTAGAAATAAACATTTCAATTACCTCGTTGTATTCAGCAAGGTGTGCATATTGACCAGACTCAGCAAAGTTACCCTTTTTATCATACGCTAAAAAGACATAAAACGAGCCTGTGTGGTTTTGATACCAGTCAAGTAGTTCATTGCCACCAGCACCCCCATCAACTGTATACCTAGTTCCTACTCCTGTTACTGCACCTGTAGTTGTGTTAAACTGTGGGTCTAGACTAAACGCTCTAGATGGAAGCATGTCCCAAGAAGTACTGATAGTCATTTTATCAGCAACGTGGTATGAACGCATACGACCATTAATCATACGCTCTCGTTTTTCAATACGTTCTGGTTTGAATGAAATATCTTTTCTGTTGTGGTCAGATAGAACTATAAAGTCGTCTCCTGCAGTAACAGCATTAACCTCGTAGCCATCTGGGACTAGAAATCCACCAGAAGTAATTGGAGGTAGGTCTGACCACATCATTGCCTGTGGTCTTCTATATGTCTTCCTACCAGCGAGGTATGTACTTGTAGCCATTAAATAGCACTGCTCCTAATTCGTCTTGAGTCAATACGCTTAATCTCTCTTAGCACTGAATCTGCAATATCGCTGGCATCTGAAGAGTTAGCATTGACTGTAATACTATAATTATACACTGATTCTCCACCTCGTGCTCCATTATTCATGGACTGTAGTTTGCCAGCACCAATTGAATCTACTGCTGACTTTCTCATAACAAATTCTCCTGGGGTAAGCATAGCAGGAATAGTGTCTGTTCCAAGTGCATACTTGCTCTTTGCAATGTGCATACCATTTTGAGCATAAACCATACCACCTTGAGCAAAACGTTTTCCAACGTAAAACTCTGTCATTTCTTGGGTGTAGCCTTTTTGAGCCAAAGCCTGGTCAACCGCAGAGATGTTTCTTGCAATTCCCTGAACGTTTGCTATAGCAGCAGCAACAGGTGCGTACAACGCATTATAAATTTTAATTGAACCCTTATCGTCAGTTGCCTTACTTCCTATCCATCTGTCTCCGTCTTTTGACAATTGAGATTTTGCCGAAGACTCAAAAGTTGTTTTTGCAGTTGCTAGTTCTGCGTTTGCTGTTTTCTTTTGTTCATTAAAAGTTTTAAGTAGTTCTAGTGCTTGTTGAACTTCCACTGGCTGTTTATTAAAGGCTGTTGTCTTTTTTTCTTCAGCAAGTGCGTCAAAATTTGTAACAAGTGCTTCTGCAGCCTTGTACTCTTCTACATATGCATCGTATGCAGCCAAGTCCTTTGGTGCTATTGAACTTCTTTGTTTAAGGGTGTATCCTGTGCCACCTCTACCTGCATACGCTTGAGTAAATTTTCCAGAAGAACCTGCCTTAAGTGTGCTAAAAGCATTTTTTGCAGCAATTTTATCTTTTGCTATATTTCCAGCAGTTAGGCTGGTCAAACTTTTTATTGCTACACCTAATGTTTTTCCTGTTCCTCCGCCGCCGAACTTTCCAATTTTTGCCAATCCAGCAACGGCTTGTCCAGCCGTGACAGGTGCACCAGTGTCTTTAGTGTCTTTAGTATCCTTGGTGTCCTTAGTATCCTTTACTCCAGTGCCAGAAACACTTGGATTATAAGGCTTTACAAGAGCAAGAGCCTTGCCATCTTTAAGGATACTAGCCATGTGCTTTGCAGACTTAAGTGCATTTTGCTGAATATTTGCTTGATATTGTTCTTCTTTTAGTTTGTACCCTGCAATCTTTTCAGCGTTGCTTTCAAGAATTGCTTCTAGTTTTGTACGGTCAGTAAGAACACCGTTAATTCTAACCTCAACACCCTCAAGTTCAATCTTTCTAGCATTTTCAATACTTGTCTTAGCATCATCTAGTGCTTGCTTCTGGTCGTTTTGTTTAGCCTGAAGTGCAGCCTTAGCAGCAGCAGCGATGTCACCCTTTGACAAAGCATCTGCAAGTGTCATTGTGTCTTGTTGCTGTTGGTTATTCTTTTCTCGAATCTTTCCAATTTCATCAAGTGCTTTTGCACGAGCATTATACTTATCGTTAATCTTTTTTTCTTTAGTAGCAATAACATCAAGACCAGCCTGATACAATTCGTTATCTTTTGCTAGTCTTTCTGCAGGAGTTGCAAGAACATAGGTAAGACCAATTTCGCTGGCATCCTTAATTTCTTTCAACTTCTTTAGAAGTGCTCCAGCATTAGCCCTTAACTTACCAGTTTTCTTGTCAATAATTCTATTCTGCTCTTCTTCAGTGCCGTTCATAAAGTCTCTAATGATTTCTGCATCTGCACCCTGGGCTTTCATCAATACTGCGATACCGCCCATTTGCTTGACCGCTGCACTTCCATATTTCATAATTGCCTTGTATGATGCATCCCAACCAACGGTAAGTTTTTGCTGCCAGTTGTTTGCTTCACGAAGCATTTTTACATATGGGTCAAGGATTGATGGGTCTGGACCTTGCTTTGTTGATGTATCCTGTGCAGAACCTGGACCAGTAGTGTTGTCAACGCCAAACGAGGTGACAGTTCTATCTGCTTGGTATGCCGCATAATCAGCAAATGTAAGAGTCTTATTGCCCTGCTCGCTTTGCCAGACTTTAAATGCAGCCATCATATCCTTGTCGCCCTTCATGGCAAGAATTTGTTGAAGTTCCGTCATAAACACTACTTTGTTTGCTTTATTGTATTTATTAAAGGTTGCAAATTTAGACTTTAGTGCTGCAATACCGTCTTTACTTCCTTCTAAGAATTTGCTGGCTATGCCAATGGTGATGGTTTTTTCTTTCTTAAGGTTTTCAATATTTTCATTAAACTTAATCATCTTGTCTTCATTTTGAATTGAGAAGTTTATGATTGCTTCACTTGCCTTACCTTTGAAAACTCCTCTTGTTTTATTTGCAAGTTCTAGAGCATTGTTAGTTTGCATTAGTTTTGCAGGGTCCATTGTTGAGGCTTCAGTCAAATATTTTTCTTTAAGTTTTGTATCTGTAATATTGGATGAAAGACCTAGTGCACGGTTGGCTTCTACTGGACTATTTGTAAGTAGATTGGCAAGGTTTGCCATTCCTTCTGCAGAGCCACCAAATACCTGTGCAGCGGTGTTTGCCTGATTAATTCCAAGTTGTTTAGTTGCTATTGCAGACTTAACAAAGTTTTCTTGTCCTTGCGTTCCAGCAGAATTGTCAATTGCCTCTCTTGCTAGTTTGGCTTGAGTCTCTAATCCAGTTCCCTTATACGCTTCCTCAATAGACTTATTTAGTTCATCACTAGTTGCTACTTGAGTATTAAATAGAATTCCCCAACCAGTGCTTTGGTCTTCAAGAGTTTTCAATAGTTCTTGATTAGTCTTTTTGTTTGACTCTAGCAGTTCACCTTGGTCAATTAGGTACTGATTCTCAAGTTTTGTAGCCTCAGCAATATCTCCAGCAGCACGAGCACTAGCAATTCTTTTCTCATAAGATAACTGCAATGAGTCAACCATCTGTTGCTCAACCTCTAGAGTATTTTGAATAGATTCAGAAAGTGCTGCAGCCTGTTTTGTAATTTGTTCTTGGTACATGACACCTGCAATAACCATTCCAGTAAGAGCACCAGCAATAGTTCCAATAATTGGAACTGCGGAACCTGCTGCTGCAAGACCTCCAATAATTGTTCCAGTTGATGCAATTGCAAGTCCAGCGTTGGCGGCTAAAGTTGCAAGTCCTAGAACTGCACCACCAGCGGCTAGTCCTGCACCTGCACCAGCAACGCCACCTACAACCTCACGACCAGCCTGAGTACCATTGTTTGCTTCTGCTCCAGTCTGAGCCATTGCAGCGGCATTGCCTCTAACTTGTTCCATAGAAGATTCAATAATTTTCATTCTAACTTCTAGTGGGTCCTTGGCTAGGTTTTCACCATTAGGACCCATAATGTCTGTAAGGCTTGCAGATACATTAAGACCAAAGTTCATATCTCCAAGTTCTGTACCCAAGTTTGCTGCAATGCTTCTTGCTTGAGCAGGGTTCATTACACCAGTAGCAATTGCTTCTGACAACTGGTTAGTGATTAGTTTTTGTGCGTTCTCAATTCCGCCACCCTTAGAAATTTCAGTATCAACAGACTTAACGAGTTCTTTACCTGCGTCTGTCTTCATGTAAGACTCACCGAATGTTGTTTTACCCTGAACAATATTAAAGAACTGACCACCGCTTGTTTCACGGCGTTTGTCCATAGCCTCAGTACCAGTTACCTTCTTAGAGAACTCTGCAAACTTTGCCATTGCTTCATTGCTAGTGCCCATCTTCTTTTCTAGGTCAGATGATTCCTTGGCTAGTTTATTAAGGTGTTCATTGATTTGGAATGCTGCAACACCAATAGCAGCAAATCCTGCTACCACCAATCCAGCAGGACCAGGAATAAGAGACATTGCCGTAGTGGCTGCACCGATTGGACCCATTGCTGCTTGAGCAGCCTCGCCAACCTTTCCTGGAATAGTTGACGCTAGACCAGCGACAGTTGTAAGGGCATACATTGCAGACTGTACTTTACCAGTTACTTCATTTCTAGTAAACGCACTAGAAACTTTTCCAGCAAACCCCTTGCCCTCAAGTCGTTTGTCAAACTTAGCCTTTTCTTCCTTTGACATTTGGTCGTAACCAGCATTAACTCTCTTTTGGTTGTCTGCAAGTCTCTTGTTTTCTATTTCTTCTTGTTTTGCTCTTTCTTGTTCTTGTTTAATCTGTTTGCGAATTTCTTTATCAGTTAACTTAGTTTCTTTAGTAACCTCAACAACACCATCTGCTGCTTTACTAACTTTTTCTGCTGCTGTAGTTTGCAACTGTGATAGTCTTTGTGCTTCTGCATCTTTCTTTTTACTTAAATCATCCATTACCTTGACTGGAAGTGGGCGACCTTCGTTGTAGGAATCTCCAATATAGCCACCACCATCGTAACCAATAATTCCACCATTAGCGTATCCTGGCAAATTACCAGAAATCATTCCTTGGATTAGTCCACGGTGTTTACCTGCTTGTTTAGCAGGAATTACAGCCTCACCTGGAGAAAGCATAGCAGGAACTACATCGCCAGCACCCTTTGGTCCTGGAACTGAGAATACTCCACCAGCATATCCAGGAATGAATCCACCCTTAGCAAGTTTCATCATTAGAACTTCAATAATTTTTGGTATACCGCCAGAAATGCTAGTAATCTTACCCTTTAGTCCTGGAGGAAGTACACCCTCTGACTGGAATGGATATTCTGCACCAGCCTTTTCTCCAAATGCTTGTTTTTTGTAATCTGGATTGTATGTATTGTGATTCATAATTCCTGGCATATCGTAGCCAGCAACAAGTTTTAGAATAGTATTAACAGCACGTTCTCTATTTCCAGTGTTAAGTTTTCCTGCTGCTGTCATTCCAATTGCTTGCAGTTCAGACTGTGATGCAATGGAAGAGAATCTGTTACCAAGTTCAATGATATCGCCAACCTTCTTTGTGGCTAGTTCTTCATTTTGTCTAATGGTAGGTACACGGAACATTTGGTTGCCTTTACCAATTGTAGATTTTGCAACCAAACTTGCCAGAGCATCTCCATGCTGAATTTGAGCAAGAGGTGAATTTTGAATAAATGCAACTTGTGCATCCTTTTCTGCCTGAGTTGGCATAGCAGAGAATCCTTGTGGAAGAACTCCTGCTGTTCCATCGGCAAGTTTGAGTGGATTGTAAGCAGGAATACCAAGAAGACTAATAGCACCACGAGTAGCATCCATATCATCATAGAACTCTTCGATGTCGTAATACTTCATAAACTTAGAAGTCTTGTCATACTTCATTTGTTCTGGTTTGCGGTAATCCTTATCTCTTCTTGAAATAAGTTTTACACCGTTCATGTCAATGCCAAGTTTTTTCAAAGTTTCTAGAGTGTGTGGGTCATATGATTCTGGACGAGCGGTCATAAGAAGAATCTTGTTGCCACGAGCCTGAGCAGCCTTTAGTCTTTCAATCGCTGCTGGGATGCCCTTCGGGTCTTTAGCAGCCTCTTTGTACCACTTCTTCTTTTGTCCTTCTGGAAGTTTGTCATTCTCTGCTTTATGCTTTTCCATGAATGATGATAGGTCAAGAAGTGTGTCGTCGATATCAAATACAGATGCTTTTGGCTTTACCCCTGTTTTGACAAATCCTCCGTCTGCCATTTTTTTAATCATTCCATATTTAATTAATGACTGCATATCTGTAATAGAAACGTCTGGACCAAATCCAGTCTTTGGACTATCGTATGAAAGGAATTTACTTTGGCTGTCGCTCATAAATCCTGCTTCAAGACTATTTCCACGAAGTTTTAGTCCTGCTGGTATTGGTGGCATTGCGCCAGAAGCAATCCAAGAATCACGGAGAGCAATCTGTTGTTTACGCAAAGCGTCGCCACCATTCTTAGAACTTCCTTCAAGATTAAATCTTGCACTTCTTAATTTTGCATTTGCTCCTGTTGGAGAAAATAGCATTCCATCTTTATGGAACTGAAGTTGTCCATTATTAAATTGATTTCTAAGAACATCATTATCTTTAAGTGCTTTTCCTGATGCATCAAACTCTTCTGGAACAACCTGTCTTAGAGTTCCTACAAGTCCTGCCCTTTCTAGATATTTATTTGCAAGTTCCCCAATTGGACCTTGTGTTTTTGCATATTCTTGAAGTGCTTGGGTTGCACCCTTGGCAAGCGCAGGGTCATTGACACGACCCATCTGTGCGTTAGCAATGGCACTTAGTCCAATCTTGTCTTCAATAGTTTGTGACGCACCAAGGTATGAGGACGCTGGCGACTTAAGACCTAAAGTCTTTTTCAGAGTTGCGTTCATCTTACCCTTTAGGGCATTGTAAACAGCCTTAAAGGGACCAACTTCCATACCTGCAGGACCAGTTTTTCCACCAACACGAAGTTGCTGATTTAATTTATCTGGCAAACTCATTGTTAGATTGCCAAGAATTTTAAAGTTCTTGAAAGCATCTGCACCAGCACCAAATACTCCAAGTTGTGTTTCTACATCTTTGTAGTTAAGTTCATTCTGTGCATGGCTTTCTTGAAGGACCATCTCCCACTTAGAGCCATCATAGTCGTATATTGCTTTACTGCCCTTTACGACACCCACAATTGGGTCATGCTCTGCACCCTTAACTTCATCTTCGCCTTGGTTAAATTTCTTTACCGTTGGAACAACTGCTGAGTGCATTGCTTGGTACTTTGACCAATCAACATTGCCACCTTTTTGAAGTCTTTCAATCATTTGCTGATATGATGCTGCTTCTTCAGCAGACATTGGACCAAAGTTTGCAACAGTTTCTTTTAGTCTTGGTAGAACACTAGAAATTTCAGCCTTCATTGCTGCATCATATTCAGCAGGTGTAAGGCTTGCTGCTATGTCCTTTGTTGCTTCTGCAAAGAATCTCTTAGCACCCCCCTTTACACCAAGTAGGTTAATAATGGCTTGTTCTTCCATAGAGTTAATGGCACTACCAAGAGCACGTTTACCAGATGCCCTGCCAAATACACCAGCAGTTCCAACATCAGCAAGGATGTCTCCACCGAGATTTCCAACCCCAAGGTCTTTGTCGCCACGAAGAAGTGATGCAACTAACTGCTTGAAGTATTGTTCTTTTGTAAATGTTTCTGGAATATTTGCAATTCTGTCGTCAAGTGCTGATTCAAGAACAATGAACTTGCGTTGATTTTCTGGGTCTGTTGGGTCCATCATTACACGGATTTCTTGCTTAGGTGCCACAAGACCGTGTGCGTCACGAGCAATTGTTGTTCCACGGACTTCTGCTAGTGCAGATGTAAGGTCAATCTGTGGCTTAACAAATACTCTTGTACCATCTGGCTTTTCGTAAATACCACCAACATTAAATGCAGGGAATGAGTGACCAGTAGTTGGAGAAATTTGTGTACCAAAATCTGTAGGCGGCACATTTCCATAAGGACCAGCCTTAACTTCATCGCTAATATCTTTAAGTTGTAATCCAGTTCTCAAAAGACCATCTGTTTGCTTTTGTGTAAGTGGTCCATAAACGCTTTGACGCATACCTGCACCAGTAGTACCATTTTCAAATCCAGGAAGGTTTCCAGCAACCATACCAGCAATTACAGGTGCATATTTTCTTGCATGTTTTGCAGGAATAACCGCTTCTCCTGGAGATAGAAGAGCAGGAACAATGTCTCCTGCACCAGCAGGACCAGGAACCATTGACACACCATTAGCATACTTCTTTGGCGTTATGTTGGGATTGCCTACAGGGACTCCAGGAACACCAGAGAATGCTTGCTGTGCTTGAATAGCATTTCTATATGCATTTGTCAGGTCATTCAGTGCACCTGCTTCAGATGTAAATGTTTGACGAAGTTTGGCGTGAGCCTGGTCAAGTGATGCTGCGATTGCTGCACCCTTTAGTTGCTCGCTTGTCATGTATCCTGTTTGCTCACCAAGGATATCTGATGGTCTTGTGGTCTTGTTTATAAAGCCCTTCATGTTTGTAAAGAGTTTCATAATGTTTGCTACACCGTTGGCAATAAGACCAAAGGTCATTAGAAGTAGTGGACCAATACCAGCAACAGCGGTTACAAGAATAGTAATAAAGGATTTTGTGCCTTCACTTAGGTTATTAAAACCATCAAGGATTTTACTGACGAATTCAATGATTGGGGTTACAGCCTTCAGGAATGCTTCACCAACTGGTGCGAGTTTAGCCTGAATGTCTTGAATAGATTTTTGGAACTTGTACATTGGAGAGTCTGAAATCTTTTTCATTTCTCGTTCGGATAGTACAGATAGTTCTTCTGCAGTTTGTGTTGCAAGTCCTGCCACCTGCTGTGCTTGGCTACCCTCTTTAATTACGTTTTGAAACAATGTAGAAATACGAGAAAATTGAAACTTACCAAATAGTTGTTCGATAGCACGAGCACGGTTTAGTGGGTCAAGAGTGTCAAAAGCCTTTGCCATGTCAATAACAGTTTGCTTTACATTACCCTTGTTTCCTTCTACAATTCCCTTAACATTAATATTAAAACCAGCAAGGAACTCAGATGCTTTCTTGCTTGGGTTAATCATAGACGCTAGACCAGACTTAAGTGCGTTAGCACCTTCGGATGCGTTAATTCCACCTTCCTTCATTGCTGTTAGGAAGAATGTTAGGTCTTCTACGTTACCACCAAGTTGCTTGACAACAGGTGCTGCCTTTGGAATAGCAATGGTAAGGTCTTCAATAGATGTTACAGTTTGGTTTTCTACTGCGTTTAGAAAGTCAATCTTTCCAGATAGTTGGTCAGCAGATGTTCCAAATGCATTGGTTAATGAGATGGTTGTCTCTAGTGCTTGATTCTGGTCTACCTGACCTAGTACTGCCAACTTGTTTGCCTGAGCAATTTGAGAAAGTAAGTCTGCTCCAGTCTTACCCATAGCAGCAGCCTTGGCAGCCATATCCATAGTATCTGACACAGCAACGCCATATTTAGTAAATTCGTTTGCAAGTTGACGAACAGAGCCAACCATTTTTTCTGTTTCGTCTGCTGTTGTGTTTATGTCTCCATAAACACGCCTGAAGGAAATCGAAGCCTTTTCAATTTCCATATATGCTTTAGCAGCAGCAGACCCCATAAGAGTAAGTGGAACGGTAAAACCAACCATCAACTGGCGACCAGCCCACTGAGTATTCTTACCAAAGTTTAGAAGATTAGTAGAACCCTGCTTCATCAACTGATTAAATAGTTGCTGTCGTTGAGCAGCAATTTGAGTTTTTGTACCCAAATTATCCATATCAAGAGCAAGCGGTCTAACGGCAATGGCTTTCATTGCACCATTGGCATCACGACCTAATTTGATGTATTGAGTTTGTAGGTCTTTTACTCGTTCACGAGCAACCTGGTTAATTGTTTCAAATTCGGACTTAAACAGTTTACCAAAAGATTTTGAGGCTCCACCTGCATAGCGGAAGTACTCACCCATTGTGAGTTTGTTCTTTTCAAGTGCTGAAGTAAATCTCTCAGAACTTGTTTGAATTGTTTGAATGTTTGCTTGAAACTTACCAGTTGCATTAATAGAGTTTGCAAGATTTTGCTGCATCTGTCTTGCAGCCAGTGCATTGTCTGCACCTGCTTTTTGCATGGCTTGCTGAAAGGCTGATATTTGCTGTTGCAAAAGTTTTAGTTGCGCCAGAGCATCTGACGTATCTATATTTACTTTTACATTGGATTCAATATCAGCCATTCAACCACACCGACTTTGTTAGCCGTTAATTAGACCACCCATTAGCGAGGCTTCGCTAAGTTTGATACCAGATGCCTCTTCGACAATCTTGTATACGGTTGGAAGGTCTAGAAGTTCTTCTAGTGCCTTCAGGTCTGCAGCCTGGTCTGGGGCATACTGCTTAAAAGCAATCTGCACACATTCCATGAGAAGAGTCATTGACTTCTCATTGTTGTCTGCTACTTCTGCGATACCCTCAAACTTTGTCATAAAAGGGCGAAGAAGTGAGATTTTTAGTGGACGGACAGAAATCTTTGTGCCGTCTAGTAGTTCTACAGTTTTTGTCTCGTTGATAGTTGTAGACATGAATCCTCCTTATGGTTTCTAGTCAATTATAACATAAAGAAAGTTATTTTGAAACAACTTCATATTCAAGACCCATGCCAATACCAAAGCCATATTGCTGTGCTTTTTGTCCCTGTAGGGATGTAATGTCGTTAGGGTCTCCATTACCAATACCAGATGCCTTTGCTGCTACCCTGGCTTTCATGGCTTCCCAAGGGTCTTCGTCCTTAGTTCCATTTGCTTCATCCAAATCTACGCCTTGCATAGCAGCAAGAAACTTCTTTTCATTATAGTCTAATTCTCTTCTTGATTCAAGAATAGCCATCATTTCTGGCATAGAGATATTACTTTCTAGTTCGTCATAGTTCTTCCAGATTCCTAACAGGAATAACTCTGATTCAAGTTTAACTAAATCTAGTTTTTCCCAACTATTTTCGCTTTTAGATTGTGCTGTTTGTGGCAAAGGTTCATTAGTTTCTTCGCTTTTCTTAATTTTTACACCAGCACATACATCAATAATCTTGTATATTGTTGGCAAGTCTACAGAGTCTTCTAAATCCTCAATTGTTTTAATTACTGGATAATACTGTTTCATTGCAATTCTTACGCATTCAGACAGGATGGCAATGGACTCTTCGTCTGTCTTTGCTTCTTTGATAGTGTCAAATACCTCCATGAACTGTCTCATGTATTTAATTTTTAGTGGTGAAACTTCTATAACTGTTCCGTCAACTAGTTCGACTTCATCAATACTGTATATTTTTGTAGGCATTCTATAAGTATACCAAAAAAGAAACTGCCCCAGGCGTAAACCCAGGGCAGTCTCAACACTATTTAATTTTAGTAAGTGCGGTCAACAATCTTACCGTAAGCACCGTTGTTGTCTGGAAGCAGACGGAACGATACTTCGAAGGATGTTGCTGCATCACGCTTTGCGGATACTGTTACTGAGTCAATTGACACAGCACGGTATGCAACGTAAACACGCTCTGCCTGGTTGCTAGTAGTGTCTGGAGTAGTTCCAGCCAAGTTACCAAGTCCAGGACCAACAGCAATAATACCACGTTCGATTGGGTAGTCCCCAAGGTCGCCTGAAGTAATATTTAGGAATGTGTTAACGTCTGTACCACCTGTTGTTAGAACAGCAGATGATGCAACAGTTGCAGTCTGTGGAGCACCCAGAGTTAGAAGACGAGTTGCTTCTGTCTGTGTTCCCAAGTTTAGCACACCAAAGTCTGAAGTCTTGCCAGCAATTGATAGGAGAAGGTTCTCCAAGGTTGCTTCGGCAAGAGTAGTCTTTAGAGTAACTTTCATTCCCTGCTTGAAGATTTTAGCGGTGTCTAGTAGTTGGTCTACCATTACCTCACCAAAGTCTGGAGCGAATGCGATTTCTAGACCGTTATTGGTATAACCAACGTTACGGAAGTTTGTAGTTTCACGAAGGGCTAGTGTCTCTTTGTAAGATTCTCCATCAATGAAGTTAGGAACTGTCGCTGAAGTCAGCGTTGCAGAGTCCTTTGTTACGAAAAGAGCAGCAGCACCAACGATAATGTTAGCATTTGAGCCTCTTGTATAAGCCATATTTTTTCACCATCTTTCATTTATGAATTTTGTGGTGCGGTGTTTCCTCTGTATTAGTATACCATGCTTTTATTATTAGTCTTGTTCTATCATTGTATAGTCATAGTAAATGATAATCTTGTTACCGCCGTAGGTCCTGGCTGTACCAAAGTTGACTATATCTCTGGTTTCTTGTAGCATAAATACCTTAAAACCAAAGAAGTTGAAGTTTGGCTCAATAGTTTCCCCTTCGACAACAATTGACCCTTTTTGCTTGCACCAAGCATTGAGTTCTTCTGCTGTCTCGTCTTCACGGTCCATAAGTCTATTAACCTTTTCAGTGATTTTAATCATGTTAATGATTGAGTTTTCAGCAGTGGCATAAAAATAGTAAAGCAATTGCTCACACTTAATGTGTGGGAATGGGCTTTTACGCATACGCATAAGTCGGTCGTATGTACACATTACCCCACCTGCTGGGAAGAACTCGGTAACGTCGTTAATGGTTGATGGCGTAGTTGGGAAAAATGGGACTGTCTCAAATCCAAGACCTTCAAGTTTTTCCTGTAGGTAGGCGTTAACCCATAAGACTGGTGTATTAAGAATAGATGTTCTGCTCATTAGTCTATTCTACCACCTTTCGTTGCCCACTGGTAGCCAACTTTAAAGCCTAGTGCTTTTCCTTGTCTTGAACCTGCAAGAATGTTGTCCCTGTATGCTCTTGGGTTGTTTAGATGCTCTAAAACTCCGCTTGTCATTAAAAATGCCTGTGTAAAGTAACTGTCAAAAAATGTTTTAATTGTTCTTTCAAAGCCACCTTCAACATTTGAACCTCCTGGATTTTCAACCACGATTGGCTTCTTTGTAAATACCTGTTCTCCGTCAACATTGAATGATAATACCGAAGCATTTTTTGGTCTGATGGTAACTGGAACTCCTCTTTCCATAACCTCTGCTTTATCGTAAAATTGGACCGTAGAATTTTTTGAGTAAGATGAAGACTGTGAGAATGTGTAGTTAAATGAAAGACCATTCTTTCCAGTAACAATGTAATCAATGTCAAATAGCCTTGCCTCTGGTGAACCAGTCTGATACCATTCATAGACGTGGTGTAGGGTTTCTGGACTTACCCTTGCGTTTGTATCGATAAAGTCTTTTAGTGTTTCTATAATTTCTTTACCAAGATTATCCATGATTACTGGAGAGGCTGCCTCCACACCATTTAAAAAACCAATAGAGTATTGTGTTAAGTTATTTAAACTATTAACCAAACTCTTAGTGTCTAACTGTACATTTAAACTCATAGGTCAACAGCCTGATTCTCTGAGCGTCTAAGGATAATCTTGTAGTATTCCACTTTTCCAAATGGACCAACGATTGGATTGATAGTAGCAATTTCAAATAGTGTGGCATCGCCAGAACGTGGTCCTGCACTTTCACTATAAATCAATTGACCATCTTTACCACGAATGTTGGTAACAACAATGTTTGTAATAGAGTATAGAGATTCAGTGCTTGATACTGTTGGGTTGTTTCTGACTCTGCCGATAATGGCACTATCAATGTTGATGTTGGCTTCTGTTCCAACGTCTTGCTTAAACTTGCTACCGCCAACATTAAAGAAACATGCAATTGTCTTGTCTAAGACCCACTGCTTTTTAAGGTTTCCGTATGCTCCAGTTTCAACGATTGGATAGTAAATATCCGCAAGTAGTGGGTAGGCAAAGTCGGTAGTTTCGCATATCATTATAGTATTGCTGGCTTGAAGTTACTGCCCTTGTAGTTGCTAAGAATCTTATCAACGAGCATGTTGCCAGTTCCCTCCAAGAATTGTGGTGCAAACTTAATGTCAAATTGGTCAGTGCTGTACTGGGTTACAAAGCGTGTATAGTAGTCATTGCTTCCGCACTTCAACTCTTCTACCAAGATTGTTGCTGCCCTCTCAATGTCTGGTGGAACTGTCTTGTGTCCAGCATCTAGAATAAATGTGTAATCGTATCCTTCTGGGAATGCTACTAAAGCACCACCAGGGTATCCTCCTAGGTCACCAGAGGACGGTGGAAGCCTTAGTGGAGTAGACTGACTTCTATTGTATGTCCCATTTGCTTCTACTCTAGCAATGGCAGAGCCATCTAGCAATGTCTTGTATTCGTATTCCCAAACTCTTGTTACGGTTCCTGGAGTTGTGATGTTTCCAGTAGTTGAGTTTGCAAAACTGAAAGTTGTTGTTGAAGGAACTGCTGTTACCGAGAATAGCCCCCGATAACCACTTGGGGCAACTGTGGCAATTCTTACAACATCACCGACCTCAAAGCCGTGTGCTGTGCTGGTTGTCAGGGTTACTGTTCCTGAAGAAATTGTTGGGGTCTGGTTAGCGATAGTCAGTGCAACGTCTTCGCCATTATAAACAAGAACATTGTTCTCGTATACCTTTAGGACCTTGTTTACGTTGTGCCAGATTGGGAAGTAGTCGCCGCCCTGACCTTCCTTAACAATAACAAGTTTGTGATTGTAGAAATCTGCTGTGCTATTTAGATAACTATCCATAAGAGACCTAGCAATGATTTCCCATTTCTTATATTCAGCGATTTCTGCTGTTGTAGTTGCCAAAGTGTTTGGGTCTACATATGGTCTATAGATGCTAAGGTTGTCTTCTACAACTACCTCGCCAGTTGAGTCTGTGATTTTAAGCAGAAAGTCACGGTCAAACTGAACCTTTGAACGTGGAATAACATATGAGACCTGCTTATTTGAATCAGATGTGATTGTAGAAGTTTCAAACGAGTGGTCCACCAAATCCTCAACATAAACAGAGTATGCAGTATTTGCTGCAGGTACAGTCCATTTAGTTGTAATAGGATATGGTGGAACCCTCAAGACTTCCATTTAGGCAAATGCCTCCGCTACTTCTTCTGGGGTGCATAGACGAATGCCTCGCTGTGCTGTCCAGAAGTCTACATACTTCTTTGGAACAATGTTGTAGCCAACATTAATCTTTCCAAATCCATCTGCATATACGTTGCGTGTTGAGAATAGTGCAACCTTTGTGGTTGTTGACTCTACAACTTCTTTCTTTTCTACCTTTGCTTTTCCAGCATCTGTAGTTGTTGAACCAATTACGCCATCCTTATTGAATCCCAATGTAGGTGCGTCCTTTACAGGTTCTGGTGTTACAATAACCTTTTCCTCAACTGCATCTGCTACTGTTTCTACAGGTGTTTCTACAACTGCTTCTTCAACAACAGGCTTTGTGGTAGGTGTCTTTTTTACTTCAGCCATGATAAATCCTCCTTAGATTTATTTTAATTATACCAGATAAATGTAGAAAGGGGGTAGAGAAATTAATCCCTACCCCCAATCAAAGGGTGACACTTTTACAGACTAGTCTGTAGTGGTGTCTGCGAATGCAACTGCATCCAGTTCTTCCCATGCAATTCCAAAGCGAACGAATACTGTGTATTCTACAGTGTCCTTCTTTGGTACATAGAAACGGTTCACAGTGATATCTCTCTGGAAGCCCCAAATACGGTTCTGTGGGAACGTTAGGTCAACGAATCCTGCAGGGTAGTAAGGAACTTCA